CGCGGGGACCGGCGGGTGGGCGGGTTCACCAGGACGGGCCTGGGGGCGGGGACGGCCTGCAGGACGGCGGTGGGGGGCTCGGTGGCGATCCGGCCGTCCGGGGTGCGCGGGGACTCCTCGGACGTCATGGCGCGCAGGTCGGCGGCGCAGGCGCAGGGGCGCTTGCGCTCCTCCAGCAGCTCGGCGGCTGCGAACAGGGCGGTGTCCCGCTCCTGGACGGCGTCGGGGCCGGGGAGCGCGGCGGCGTCCAGGACGGCCTGGACCAGGGCGACGTGCTCGGCGCGGACCTCGAGCATGGACGGGGAGTCCTCGGCCCAGAAGTGCGGGACGGTGGCGTGGCCGATCCGCTCGGCGTCGGTGGCGAAGGTGCGGGCGGGGGCCATCAGGGCTCCAGGGTCGGGAAGGGCAGGGGGGCGGTCTCCAGCTGGTGCACGACGGGGACCTTCACGGAGCCCTCGCCGTCAGGGCGGCGGATCCGGCGGCCCTGCTCGTCCATCACGAACGCGGTGAAGCGGACCTGGCGGGCCTGCTCGTCGCGCTCGACGGAGCGGCACACGACGTGGTCGGGGTCGATCCCGTGGGCGCGGCACCAGTCGGCCCAGGCGCGGACGTCGTCGGCGCTGGTCGGGTAGGCGTCGGTGAAGTCGGCGCGCTGGACGCCGTCCGCGACGTCGACCACGGACCAGGCGATCGCGGTCACCGGGTGCTCGGCGGGGTGCTGGTGGCGCGGGCGGTCAGGGACATCAGCTCGGCGTCAGCCTCGGCGTCGGCCTCGGTGTAGCGGCGGCCGCGGCTGTCCAGGACGACCTCGGCGTCCAGGTCGACGTCGGGGCCCAGGTGCGCGGTGACGAGCTGCCCGCGGGGGCCGGGGACGGTGAAGGGCTGGGCGAGCAGCGCGGCGGTGCGCTCGGCCTGGGCGGCCCGGTGGTCGCGGTCGCGGCGGGCGGCCGCGCGGGCCTCCTTGGACACGTTGGGGCGGGCGGTGCGGCGGGGCTTGCTCACGTCGTGCTCCGGTCGGTCAGGGGGTGGGTGTGGTGGGGGTCGCCCCAGATGCAGAAGGGGCACTCCGAGGGGCGGGGGCGGACCTGGTCGCGGACGGCGCTGGCGAGCGCGAGGAGGCCGGCGAGGGCGGTGGCGATCGCCAGGAGTGCGCCGGCGGCGAGCGCGAGGAGTCCCACGAGCGCGATCGCCGCGGTGCTCGCACCGTTCACGACCCGGGCCGGGGCGGTCGCGGGGCGGGCAGGCGCAGCACCGGAAGGGCGGCGGGGGCGTGGGCCGGGGTGTTCTTGCGGGCGCCGAAGCAGTCGCAGGGCCCACCGGTGTGCACCAGGGGGCGGCCCGGGTTGGCGGCGCACGGGACGGTCGCCGCGGTGGTGGCGGTCATCGCCCCAGGCCCAGGGCGCGGCGGGCCTGGCGGGTGGAGCGGGCCAGGGCGCGGACCTCCAGCAGCCGGTAGGTGCGGTGGCCGCGGGCGTCGCGGACCACGGGCAGCTCGCCGGCGTCGGCGCGCTGGCGCAGCCGGTCGGTGGACAGGCCGGTCAGCTCCGCGGCGCGGGCGGGGGTGCAGTACTCGGTGTCGTCGCCGGTGACCACGCGCAGGTCGGGGGCGAGCGGGTCGCGGGGGCGAGGGCGGCCGGTCACCGGATGCTCCGTGCGGTCAGGGCGGCCGCGGCCCACCCGCAGGCCTCGTCGTCGGCCAGGTCGGCCCAGGCGACCACCGCGGTGGGGCGGCCGGTGGCGGCGAGGTGGTAGGCGCGGCGCAGGGTCAGGGCCAGGGCGCGGACGTCGTCGGGCACGCCGGCGTCGAAGCGGACCCGGGCGCGGGCGGACTGCTCCGCGACCAGGGCGTGCTGGCGGCGGTCGACGGCGACGCCCAGGCGGGCCAGGGCGGTCATGGACTCCGGGGTCGCGGGGCGCCCGTCGCGGCCGGCCTCGATCTGGGCCTGGTAGACGTCGGTCCACCAGGCGGCCAGCTCCTCGGCCTCGGCGGTCAGGGCGGCGTCGGTCATGCCGTGCACGGGGGGCCGGTCGGCGGGGGCGCTGAAGGCGATGGGCTGCTGGGTGGTCATCGGGGGGTCCCTCCGAGGGCGGCCGCCGCTCGGGCGGGCAGGTCGTGGACGGTGGCGCGCACGAGCGGGTCGCGGGCGTCCCACCAGGTCTTCACCAGCACCTCGTGGCGGGCGCACAGGCGGCGGGGCGGGCAGAAGTCGCAGGCGTCGCCGGATCCGGCGAGCAGGGGCAGGTGCTCGTCGGCGGCCGCGCGCAGCTGGGCGAGCACGGGCGGCAGGGTGGCGGCCAGGGCCCGGCGGTAGCGCTGGGCGAGGACCGCGACGCCGTCGGGGCCGGCCGGGCGCCCGGGTGGGAGCGGGGGCCAGACCTGGGCGTGCAGCGCGGCCAGCAGCTGGGGGTCGTCCAGGGCGCCGTCCAACCACCGCTCGGCCAGCACCGCGGCGCGCTCCTCGACCGGGGTCAGGGGGCGGGGGAACGCCGGCGGGCGGCGCTGCGCCGGCGGGCCGACCGCGGGGACCGGTAGGCGCGGGGTGGGGACACCGGCGGGCAGGACGGTGGCCACGGGCTCGGTGCGGACGCGGTCGGCGGCGCGCGAGCGCACGGAGCGCGTCACGACCGGCCCCCGCAGGAGACCAGCGCGGTGCACTCGCAGCCGGTGGGCCGGCACCGGTAGTGGTCGCCGTCGGCGCAGGGCTCGCAGACGGTGGTGTCGCCGTCCACGATCGTCACCGCGTGCATGGATCCGGTGACCTGCAGGTAGTGGTGCACGCCCTGCACGGGCCGGGCGATGGTCGTGGTGGCGCGCACCGGCGCCGGGTCGGGGTCCGGGGTGGCCTCGGTGGGGGCCTGGGCGGTGCACGTCGGGCAGAAGACCCCGCCGTCGGTCAGGGTCCACCCGGCCAGGGCCAGGCGGACTCGGGCGACGGCCGCGGCGCGGGCCTCCACGTTCGCGCGCTGGGTGCACGGGACGCCGTCGACCAGGCCGGCGCAGGCGAAGGACGTCAGGGGACTCACAGGGCCCACCAGCCCAGGCCGTCCCCGACGAGCGCGAGGACGGCGCTGGTGATGCCCAGGGCGGCGACGTCGGACAGCGAGGGCAGCAGGGGCCGGCCCCACCGCGGGCCGCCGCTGCGGCGGCGACGTCGGGCGGCGCTCACCGGGACACCGCCTGGACCAGCACGCCCAGGCGGTCGCGGCAGGCGTCGTCGTTGACCGGGGACCCGAAGCCGTGCGGCAGGGCCAGGGCGGTGCAGCACGCGGGGCACCGGCCGGCGCGGGTGCGCTGCCAGGGGCCGGGGAAGGACAGGGCCGGGGTGAGCTGCCCGCACCGGGTCAGGAGCATCCCGCCGGCGGGGGCCTGGACCTGCTCGTCCTCGGCCAGGGCGGTCAGCTCCACCAGGGTCGGGTCGGCGTGGTGGAGCAGGTCGTCCAGGCCGGGCGCGGCCAGCCACTCCACCTCCAGGCGCACCCGGGCGGGCAGGCCGTCCGCGACCTCCCGGCGCGGCGCCGGCGGAGTGTGACGGGATCCGGGGGCGTCGGCACCTAGGACGGGGGGCGCGGGGGTGCGGGGGGTGGGCAGGAACAGGGCGCCCAGGCCCTTCCCGGGCTGCAGGGCGGGCCGCTGGTCGGCCGCGAGGAAGGACAGGGCCTGCATCCCGCGGCGCTCGCGCAGCGGCAGGCGCGCGGTCGCGCGGCGGGCCTCGGAGGGGGTGACCTCCTCGGCGTCGACCAGGGCGCCGGCGTCGGCGTCCGCGCTCGTGTCGGGGGTGGTCATCGGGGGGTGCCTCCGTTGCGGCGGGCCGCGGCCGCGGCGAGCGGGTAGGCGTGCGGGCGCAGGGTGGCGTGCAGGACGCCGGGGTCGACCGGGCACGCGCGCCCGACGGCGTAGCGCTCGGCCAGCACGGGGCCGGCGTCGGGGTCGGTGACCAGGTCGGGGGAGACGTGCACGCGGGGGTCCGCGCGCAGCCACCGGGGGGCGCCGCCGGGCCTGATGGCCACGGCGGCGTCCCCGTCGAAGGGGCAGCGGCGGAACATCAGACCGGCACGCCCTGCTCGGCCAGGCCCAGCGCCCAGGCGTGGCGGTCCCACGCGGCCTGCTCGGCGGTGATGTCGCCGGCCGCCCGGGCGGCGAGCGCGTCGCGGGCGGCCTCGCGGGCTGCCCAGGCCAGGGCGCGGGCGCTCGCCTGGCGGGAGACCAGGTCGACGGTGACGCGGACGGCGTCCCAGACCACCGGGGACCCGGTGGAGACCCGGGCGTCGGAGGGCAGGGCGTTGTGCGCGGCGATGACCCGGCGGACCGCGGTGGCCAGCTCGAGCGCGAACGGGGACCGGGCCCGCGGCGGCGCGGGCGACGCCGTGGGGGTGGCCAGGCCGGGCACCGCGGTGACGCCCAGCGCGGTGCCGGTCTCCACCAGGGTGAAGACCACGCCCGCCGGCGGGCGCAGGACGGCGGTCACCGGGTCACCGACAGGGCCGCCACGGCCACGACCACCGCGGCCGCCACGGCCATCACGAGCGCGGCCACGTCCAGCAGCGCCAGGCCGCCGGTCACTCGGTCACCTGCAGGTGCAGCAGCACGGCGTCGTCCTGGACCTCGACCCGACAGATCCCGCGGTGCCCGGAGTACTCGCCCCAGTTGTCGACCCACACCGGGGTCTCGCGGGACATCGTGAAGTCCCCGCCCTTGTAGCCGGTGAACTCCCGCCCGACCGCGCGCTGCAGCACCCCCAGCAGGGCGCGGCAGGTGATCTCCGTGTCCGGCTCGTGGTCCAGCGCCAGGTCGGCGTAGCTGCCCCGCCACGACGCGATCTCGCTGGGGGCCTGCCCCTCCAGCCCGGCGCCGGCGTAGCGCACCAGCGCGGCCGGGTCCTGCTGCTCGAGCACGTCGACCAGCTGGCCCAGGGTCATGGTCTGCTCGGCGGCCGCGTGCAGGTGGATGGCGTCGACCTGGGCGTGGACGGCGGCCAGCCACCGCGGCTCCGGCTGGGCCAGGCCGTCGGCCACCAGCTGCTCGTGCTGCGCGCGCCGCTGCGCCTGCCGCTCGGCCGCGCCGTCGGGCTGCGCGGCCATCGCCAGGGCCAGGACGTCCACCAGGGCGTCGGGGGCGATGAACTTCCCCGCCCGGTGCGCGGAGGCGGCCAGGTCGGCCAGCAGGTCCAGGGTGTCCACCACGGTGACGACGTCCACCGCCTGGGGCATCGCGGACAGGGAGCCGTAGCTGCTCGCGCGCACCGCGGAGTCCCGCAGGCGCGCGGCCACGGACCCGTCCTGGGCGTTCGTGACCGGCCGCGCCGGTCCGACCGGGCTCACCGGGCACCGCCGTGCACGAGCGCGTGGTGGGCGTCGCTCTCCCGCAGGCACCCGGGGTAGGCGCCGGGGGCGTCCTCCACGACGCACAGGTCGACGGGCAGGTGCTCGAGCAGCACGACGTCGTCGGGGCCGGCGGTCGCCGCGGTGACGCCGGCGGCGATGTCGACGTACAGCGGCGGGGTCTCAGCCGTGGGCGGGCGGAAGATCGTGGTGTCCATGGGGGGATGCCTCCTGCGTGCGGTCAGGTGTTCGGATCGTGACACGGGGGGGTGACAGTGCGTGGGCGAACGGCCACGCCGGGGGCCCGCGCGAGCGCTGGACGGGCATCAGAACGCCGGGACGGCGTCGGGGTGGCAGGCGGGGCACCGCTCGTAGGCGCCCGGCACGGCCGGGCTCTCCCGCCAGCGGTAGTCCGGTGCCTCGCAGGCACCACACCACGACGGGACGTCGTCGTGCGCTTCTTCTTCTTCCGTCCGCGCGCGTGTAGCAGCCGCGTCAAGACGTGCAGGTCTGCACCCCTTCTGCTGGTCGGAGGGGTGCAGACCTGCACCCCTTCCTGCACCCCTTCCGGGCCGGTTGTCCACAGGCACCGCGCCGGCGTGCCGGGCGTCGCGGGCGCGCTGCAGCGGCGTCCACAGCGTGGCCTCTCCGCGGTGTCGGGCTGGCTCCCAGGACAGCCACCCGGCCTTCACCAGGGCGGCGCGGCGGCGCTTGATCGTGTCGGCGCTGCAGTGCGAGGTGGAGGCGAGCTGGGAGACCGTCGCGCGCACGCCGGTGTGCTCGCGGCACAGGTCGTCCAGCAGGGCCCACAGGTCGCGCGGGCCGGCGGGTAGCCCGGAGTACTGCAGGGCCGACGGCACGCGGATGTGCGGCCGGGTCACCAGGGCACCGGCCAGGTGGTCGACAGGGCGCTGGACAGGTTCTGCCGGTGCTCGCGGTGCAGCCACCCGTCGCTCGTGAGCCGGTCCAGGTGGGCGTTGATCGAGCGGGTGGAGGTGCCCAGGGTGCCCGCCATGCTCGTGCGGGTCAGGGCGGTGGTCGGCGTGTAGTCGGCGCCGGCGGTGGCGCGGACCAGGAGCCACAGGCGGATGGCGTCCAGCGGGAGGCCGGAGGCCAGCAGCTCCAGCGGCACGGAGGCCTCGGGGCGCTGCGGGTCGGGTACAGCGGGGGAAGTCGCTGCGTCCATCGGGTGACGTCCTCTCGCAGGGAGAGCGGGACGTCGGGGCCGACCGCTACCGTGGGTCGAGCACGTCGCCCCCCTCTCCGGTCAGGGATCAGGGGTGGCAGCTGGCCTCGGGACGGACATCCCGGGGCCAGCGGTGTCTGGGGGGTGAGGCTACTTCCGTCGGTGGAACTACAGCGACGGGTCGTCGCTGGCGGTTACCGTCTGCGGCAGGCCCCTGGCCCGTGCGTGCGGCACGGGCCAGGGCCCCACCATCAGCCCCGCGTCGTCCAGGGCGTGAGCGTCCAGCCGGCCGCCCGCAGCTGCTCGGCACGGGCGCCGGTCAGCGCACCGGATCCGGCCTGGACGCCGTCGCGGGTGATCCGCCAGTACTGCACCGGCCCGACGTCGACCGGCTCCTGCTCGAGCGCGACCATCGCGGCCACGAACGCCGACGTCGGCAGCCCGCACCGGGCGTGCACCCACCAGCCCGGGCGCGGACTGGTGAAGCCGAAGGCCTCCCCGCCGGCCCCGATGCACGAGCACGTCGTGGCCACCGCGGCCACCGCGGCGACGCGCGCGGCGGTCTCGGTCTCCTCGATCAGGTCCAGCAGGTCGGTCACCACAGGCCCCCCGTCGGGCGCGGCCTGGGCCGCTGCGGGCGCTGGCGTGCGCGCTCGCGCGCCAGGTACAGCGGCACCGCGCCGTCCGCGCGAGCCGGGATCGGGCCGGCGGCCGGCTTCCCGCAGGTGGCGACGTGCGGCAGGTGCAGCCGCTCGGTGCCCTCGAGCACGGGGCGCTCGCTGTTCAGGACCCGCGAGCGGGCCCGCCGGGTGTGGTCCAGGCGGACCGCGACGTTCCCGGAGGGGTCCGGCGTGAGGTTCACCAGCATGCTCTTGCCGCGCTCGGTGGTGGTCCACACCACCCGGGCCCGGCAGCGGCCGCAGTCCACGGCCTCGTGCTCCAGGATCGGGTGCGCGCCGCTCTCGGTGCTCACGAGCGCCCTGCCTTCCGCCGTCGGTAGTTCCGGGCGTTGCGGATCCGACCGCACTGGCGGCACTCCCGCCGCCCTCCTGCCTTGCGGATGGTGTTCTCCTCGCTGTAGGCGTGCCCGTGGGGGCACGACGTCCGGGCGCGCTGCTCACGGGAGCGCCGCGAGCGCGCGGTGTTCACCGACTGCGGGACGGGCTCCAGGTGGGCGACCTCCACGCAGTCCCGCCAGACGCAGCCGCGGTCCAGGACGTGGTCGATCGTCAGGCCCTCGGGGATCGGGCCGTGCTCGCGCTCCCAGGCCATGCGGTGCGCGTACCGCTTGCCGAGGCGGCCGTAGCCGCGCGTGTGGTGCGGCCCCTGCCAGCGCAGACACCCGCTGGCCTCGTCGCGGACCGGCGGCGGGTAGTCCTCCCACTCCATGCGCCGGCTCACCGCGCGCTCCGGGGTCGGCGCGGGCCCGTCTCCCCCGCGTCGTCGCGGGCCTCACCCGGTGGCATCAGCGCGAACTCCTCGGGGGTCACCGGCACCCGCAGGTGCCCCACACGCGCGGTCGGGTTCCACACCCACCACTCGGCGTCGCCGCCGACGCCGCGCAGGGAGCGCAGCGCCTCGGCCTCCGCGAGAGCTGGGGCGTCGAGCAGCTGGGAGCGCCTGGACCAGACGCTGACGGATGTGTGCCACACGGGCAGCCCGTCGTTGATGCGGCTTCAACGGTCTACCGCCAGCACCGTCATCAGGTGCACGCCCGTGCGGTGCTCGCGCACCGCGCGGTAGGGCCGCACGTCGCCCGTCGCCTCGTTCAGCGGGTGCGCCAGCGCGAAGGTCTGTCGGGTCGTGGCGGTGCTCACGGGATCTCCTCGGGGGGAAGGGGTGGTGCGGGGGGCTGGGCCAGGAGCTGGTCGACCTGGGCCCAGGTCTCGTCGCTGGAGCGGCGCACGCCGGCGGCGCGCTCGACCGCGCGCCGGTGCGCTTCCTGGTCGGCGTCACCGAACAGGTCGCCGCGGGTCCAGACGTGCTCGGCGTCGCGGAGGTAGGCCACCAGGGCGATCGCCTTCTGGGCGCGCTGCTCGCGGGCGTAGGCGTTGTGCGCGTAGTCGCCCTGGGTCACTGCGGCACGTCCTCGCCCAGGCGCTCGAGCTGCTGGCGGGACAGCTCGGCGTGGCCCTGCCACCGCCAGTAGTCGAAGCCGGCGTCCGTGCTGGCCCGCAACGCCCGCAGCGTGTCTCGTCGGCGCTGCTGCAGGTAGGCCACCTGCTCGCGGCGCCCGGCGGCGTAGCCCTGCTCCTCCAGCGGGGACGGGTCCTCCGGCCACGCGCGGGCGGCCAGGTCCCTCATCACGTCGTCGGCGTGCTCGGTCAGCACCTCCGCGACATGTTCGCGGTGGGGCTCGTGCCACGGGCGCTGCGCGGGCGCCGGGCGCTCGTCCCCGCACTCGCAGACCACCGACCACGACCCGCCCGGGTGGATGCGCGTCTGCGCCTGGCCCTCGCGGTGCTGGCCCAGCAGTTCCAGCACGGTGATCCGCCGACGCGGGACCGGGCCCACCAGGTCGGTGCTCGCCTCGGTCATCGGGGGTCCCACCCGTCGACCTCGGCGGGCGGCTCGGTCGGCGGCGGGACGTCGTCCGTGCGCCCCTGGGCCTCCTGCTCGGCGTGGTACAGCTCGGAGTCGATCGAGAACAGCAGCGACTGCAGTTCCTCGTGGACGTCGTCCGCGCCGGCCACCATGGTGTCCATCCACCCGCGCTCGCGGGCGTGCCGGCCGATCGGCAGCAGGTCCGCGCGGCGGGTGACCGCGCGGGCGGCGTCCGCGCAGGCCTGCGCGGAGCCCGGGAGGGTCGACGGGTCCGGTGCGGGCGCGAGCTGGGCCTGCTCGGCGGGCCGCTGGGCGGGACCGGGCGCCTGCTGGGCCGCCGGAGCAGGCCGCTGGCGCTCCCGGGGCTGCTGCTGGGCCTGGGCGGGCCGCTGCGCGCTGGCCACCGCCCTGGACGGGCCGGAGCCGATCGCACGCTGCGGAGCCGGGGGCAGCTCCATGGACCGCGCCCCGGACGCCGCCAGCTCGGTCATCTCCCGCAGCGTGGACAGGATCTCCAGCACCGGCACCGGGTAGTTGCGGGTGACCTGCTCGCCGCCGGCGAAGAAGCGGCGCTGGCGCTGCTCCACGCGCAGGATCGCCGGGACGACCATGCCGCGGCCGCGCGCCGCGCCCAGCAGCTCGGCGGCGCCGGCCAGTTCCACCGCGGCGTAGTAGCCGTGGGACTCCAGCCGCCACACGCCGATCCCGGGCAGGTCCGGGATGATCACTGACAGGCGGGTGGTCATCTTGCAGGCCTGGCCGTTCTTGGCCATGGCGTCGCGGCGGGCCGGGTCCTGCGGGCACAGGGTGGAGCACTTCTGGCCGCTGTTCTGCTCGGTCTCGCCGTCGCAGCGGCGCACGCACCCGCCGGCGGACCACATCTCGAACCACTGGGAGATCACCGCGTCCCCCGGGGGGACGGCCACCGGGATCTCCTTGGCCGGGGTCAGCACCTCCCACTGCTCCCCGGCGGGGGCGTCGTCCCACCGGCGGGCCTGCCCGCCCAGGTGCGCGGCAATCGCCTCGGCGGCGTGCTGGGAGGCGGTGGTGAAGCGGAAGGCGTCCAGCTTGGCCGGGTGGATCTTCCCGTTCTGGGCGCGCTTCTGGACGCCCATGCGGATCCGGCCGATCTCTTGCGCGCGCCGCTGCAGGGTCAGGATGGGGGACATCAGGCGCTCACCTCCTCGGTGCTCGTCGTGGTCGTGGTGGTCTTGCGGCCGCGCCGCTGCTTGGGCGGGGCCGGCGGGTCGGGCAGCAGCGCCAGGCCGTGCGCGGCCAGCAGCTCGGTGCACACCTCGATCGCCTTGGGCCCGACGCCCTTCATGGCGCGCAGGTCCGCGCCGGTGAACAGGGCCAGCTGGTCCAGGGAGTCGATCCCGCCGTCCATCAGCGCCTTGCGGCAGCGGAACGCGGCGTGCTCGACGTCCTCGAGGTAGGGGGCGGGCTGGGTGCCGTCCTCCCGGGGCGGGTACCAGGCGGTCCGCGGGACCTTCTCCTGCGCCTCCTGGTGGCGCAGGACCACCTGGCAGGCCAGGAACCACTGGAAGGCCGCCTCCTCGCGCGCGGCCGCCTGCTCCGGGTCGACGCCGAACGCGGGCACGAGCTTGTAGCCGCGCCGGTAGCTCTTGCGGACGTGCAGCACAGCCGCCCAGTCCACCCGGGGCATCGGCGCCTTGTCGCCCAGCGGCAGCCACACCTCGTCGCTACGCCGGTAGGCCGCGAGCTGCGCGCGGGCGTGGGTCTTCAGGATCCCGGTCTTCAGGTCGACCAGGCCCCGCGGCCGGCCAGGGAGCGGGGAGCGCCCCAGGTCAGCGATCAGGTCCAGCGTGCCGGCGTAGCCGTACAGCGTGCTGGCCACGGTCGCCTCGGCCATCAGCGGCTGCACGTCGAAGTCGGTGACGAAGTGCAGGATCCCGTCCGACAGCTCGTCGTGGTCCACGCGCTCGCCGTCGACCTCCACGTCGACCAGGTGCTCGGGGACGTCGGGGATCCGGGTGTCCATCACCAGGGCCTCCATGACGTCGTGCTGGTAGGTGCCCAGGTCGGCCTTCAGGTCCCGGCGGATCGCGGTCTGCGCCTTCACCAGGGAGATCACCCCGGCCGGGCCCTGGGGCCCCAGGTAGACCTCCATCAGCTCGTCCAGGTTGGCCGCGACGTACTCCGCGCCCAGCTTGGCGACCCAGGAGACCAGCCACGGCAGGGACTCCGCGCGCGACAGGATCGTGGTCACCGACTCGTAGCGGGAGGACTCGTCGGCCGGGTCGACGTACCAGCGCGCGGACTCCCCGTCCACGCGCCCGACGACGGCCATCAGACGCCCACCGGACAGTCGGTGCCCTTGGCGCAGGTGCCGTTCGCCCGGGCACCGCAGCCCAGCTCCCCGCACCCGTGCTCGCTCGTGTAGCCGGCGATCGCCTCGCGGCCGATCGCCTCCAGTCGCTGGACCACCGGGTCCTCGTCCAGGTCGGCGCGCACCGGCTCCACGCTGTGCGACTCCTGCACCTGCAGGTGGCCCTCGGCCCACCGGGCCATGGCGTCCTCGGGGGAGTCGGCGTCGATGACGTAGACCTCCCGCACCTGCCCCTCGCACTCCACGCGGTACTGCTGGGTCATCGGTCCTCGCTCCAGTCGCTGGCCTCGCGGTTGGCCGTGGCCAGGAACTCCGCGCAGGAGATGGATGGGTGATGGGTCTCGCCGCTGCAGCGGCGGCGGTGGTTGTCCTCGCGGCGGCACAGGGAGCAGTACCGACGGTGAGTGCCCTTGCGGTACTTGGTGGTCGCCTCCGTCCACTCGTGGCCGCGCGCGCACGCGGTGCTCGTGGCGGGACGGGCACGCAGGGTGTTCTCCAACGGAGTCACCGGCTCCAGGTGCTCCGGGTTCCAACAGCGGCGGTGCGGGCACTGGGGCCCGCCGGCGCAGGTCTTGTCGCGGGTGTGGCAGAGGTGGTCTAGGTGCAGGTCGTCGGGGATGGGCCCGACGAGCAGCTGGTAGGCCACCCGATGCGCTCCACCGGCCCGGGCGCGGCCGTCCTCGTCGGTCCAAGACACGCTGCCGTACCCGTCCCGCGTGGTGCGTCCGGTCCACGTCCAACAGCCCCACGGCTCGACCACCACCTGTCGCTGCAGGCGGTCCAGCAGCGGCTCGTTCCGGGGGCCTCGCTGGGCGTGCTGGTCTCGGATCTCCTGCGCGAAGGCGGCAGCGACCACGGCGTCCGTGAACGACTTGCTGTGCCGCTCGCCGTCGACCTTGAAGTGCACGATGTGGCTCACCCCGCGCGCCCGCTCACGGGTCTCGACGTAGGGCATCAGACCTCCTCGCCCATGGCGTCCCAACAGGACACGGCCCGGTCGTGCGTGAAGGTCAGGTGCTCCTCGCAGTCCTGTGCGCCGTCGTCGCCGGTCTCCTCGGGGATGCTCATGGGGCAACGGTGCCGGTCGGGGCCGACTGTGCGGCCAGCGCCAGGATCCGGTCGGCGTGGACGTCCAGGGTGGCCAGGGACGCCATGGCGATCGACCAGGGCGCGCAGCACCCGCAGTGCTGGCCGTGGACGGCCCTGGCGGGCAGGGCCCGCAGCGCCTGGGCGCCGCGCGGCCGCGTGCGCTGGGTGGGCAGGGCCGGAGGGGTGGAGCTGGTGGTGTCGAAGGCGCGCATGGGTGACGATGTCCTCTCGGTGGTGGCTGCCGCCCTCGGTCATGGGGATGTCTCGGGGCGGCGCCGCTGCTGCTGTCTCAGGTGGTTCAGGCGGGTGCTGGTGCGCGATCGCGCAGGTACCGGGCCAGCTCCTCCTCGCTGATCCGGGGGCGGCGCCGTGCCGCGCCGGGACGGCGGACGTCGACCACCGTCAGCTCCTCGTGCTCGACCATCCGTTCGACGGTCCTGGTGCTGTAGCCCAGCCGCTCGGCGGCCTGGGCGATGGTCAGGAGTGCCACGGGGTGTTCACCTCCTCTCGTTGCCGACAGGAAGCGACAATAGCCGACACGAGCCGTCACTGTCCACCCGTTCGGCGTAGCGCGCCGGGACGACGAACGCCCCGCCTCCCGGGTGGGAGACGGGGCGTCCGGTGACCGCGCAGCACGCGCTGCGCGCACGCTACTGCGGGGCAGGGACAGCGGCCCTGGAGCGGCGGCCGGGGCCCTCGACCTGGCGGCCGGCGACGTGCTCGGGGTGGACGTAGACGGCGTAGGGCTTGCCGGAGTGCAGGCGGGTGCCGGTGGGCTCGAGCACGGACAGGCGCTCGATCCGGCGTCCGACGCGGACGCCGTCCGCGACGCGGTGCTGGGCGTGGACCTCCGAGGCCACCGCCCACGGCGCGGTCCAGTCCTTGTGCAGGCGCCCGACCTGCACGCTGGTCAGGCCCTTGGGGCCGGCGGCCAGCAGGTCGACCTCGAGCTGCTGGGGCTTGGTCAGAGGCTTGGGCGCGGCCGCCAGGGGCGCGGGGGTAGAGGCCACGACCTCCCCGACGACGGTCAGCGCCGCGGACGGGCCGACCAGGTCCCGGGCCAGGTCCTCGCGGACCGTCTTGTGCCCGACGCGGAAGACCGCGGCCGCCTCGCGGGTGCTCATCCCGACCTCGTGGACGAACTCCTGGACCAGCGCGGCGCGGGTCAGCAGGGGGATCCGCAGGCCGCGCACGGCGCCGAAGTTGTCGCGGCAGTAGACGTCCCAGGACGTGAGGCGGACGCCGGTCACGGGGTCGACCTCGGGCTTGCAGCCCAGCGCCTCGTCGGCGTTCCCGGCGTAGGCCTCGCGGATCAGGTCGAAGGCCTCGTTGGCCCACTCCACGGCGTTGTCCAGGGCGTGGCGGGCCTCGGCGGTGATCCGGCGGGCCTCGGCCTCGGTCAGGGTGGTGCGCTCGTCGTGGGAGATCGCCATGGCGCTCATGCCTCGTTCCCGTAGGTGGCGCGCAGCTGCATGGTCAGGCGCAGGGCGTAGGCGTCGATCGTGGGGACCGGGGCGGTGAGGTAGCCGGAGCGCAGGTCGTCGCCGTCACCGATCAGCAGGTGGCCCTCGCCGCGGTGGGCGAAGTCGGCCAGCACGAGCACGGCGCCGGTGGCGGGGTAGGCGACCAGCACGGTGCCGGCGGTACCGATGGTCCGGCGGATGTCCTGGGCCGTGATGGTCAGCGGCGTGGGGGCGGCCGGGGCCGGAGCCGGGGCGGGGGTGGTGCGGCGGGGGGATGTCTGCGTGGGCATGTACTGGTCATCGGCACAGGCGACGTGGGACTGAAGGACCGATCCACGCACCACCCGATCGGGTGCACGACCTGGCCGTGGACGCACGAGAGCGCCCCGCCCCCGGGGATCCCGGGGACGGGGCGCGCTCGCGGTCAGGACGGGTGGTGCTGGCGGCCGTGCAGGATCTCGTCCCAGCTCTTGGCCGGCGGGCCGTGCTCGGCCAGGGGCTGGTCGTCCAGGCTCTCGGCTTGGCGGGGCACGGCCAGGCCCAGCCGGATCTTGGCCGTGTCCGACGGTGGGCCGCTGGGCCCCCACGACGGGACGCCCAGCAGGGCGCCGACCAGGTCGTCGTCGTGGTCGACCTCGTGGTCGACCTCGTGGTCGACCTCGTCCTGCTGGTCGGCGTCGGGGTCGGGCTCGGCCTCCCGCTCGGCGGCCGCGGCGGCCCGGCGAGCACGCCGGCTCCCCGGCAGCGCTGGCCCTGGGTCCGAGACCTGCGGCGGCGGCTCCGTGGCCGGGCGCTGCTCGAGCGCGGCCGCGACGCCGGCCGTCACCCCGGCGGCGACTGCCGCGGCGACCGCCTCCGGCAGCTCCTGGCGCAGCCCCGCGACCTCCGAGGCGGCCGCGGCGCTGCCCTGGCGCACGGCCTCCGGGACGTCGCGGCCCAGGATCTGCTGCAGGCGCCCGGACTGCTGCAGGCGCTTGACCGCCCACGCCAGGCCGATGGCCGCGCCGCTGATCGTGGCCCACGTCTGCTTGTCGATCTGGACGGAGATCAGGGGTCGCACGTCCAGGCCCTGGCGGGCGATCGTCCACACCAGGAACAGGTAGCTGCAGCCCAGGACGACGCCGCCGGCGATCAGGGCGACCGCCACGGTGGTCAGGTTGATCTCCTTGCGGGCCCGCCGCTCCGCGCCGGGCGGAGCGAGCAGCCCGGCGCGGACCAGCAGGCGGCGCATCAGCTGTAGGGCCAGGTGTTCGGGACGGCGATGGTGCCGCCCTCGGGGTTGGCCGGGGAGCACTGGCGGGCGTCGACGTGCTGGACGCGCCCGGTGGCCTTCTTGTACCCGATGCCGCCGAAGACGCCCAGCGCCCGCACCTGCTTGGTGGTCGCCACCGGTGCGACGTCGGCGGCCCCGCCGAACAGGTGCTGGGACGTCCCGACGCCGCCCACCGCGGCGTTGTGGCGCACGCACCGGTAGCCGGAGGTGATGACCAGGCCGCCCCGGTAGTGGGCCGCGCGCAGCTTCTCGAGGCCGTCGACCAGGGCGCCGAGGACGACGACGCCGCGGCACCCGGAGTGCTTGCCGCGGCATTTGCACTGGAACTCCGCGTAGCTGAAGTGCTCGCTGATCGTGCCCATGCCGGCGCGGCGGCGGGCCTCGGCCAGCAGCAGCGCGGCCGTCGTGTACTTCCCGACGCGGTTGTCGATCTCCAGCTGCGGGACGAGCCGGCAGGACTCCTGGAAGACCCGCAGGGCCTGCTCCAGCAGGCCCTCGGTGTGCACCCGGAAGCCCAGCGCGGCCAGGATCGTGGCGGCCTGCGCCCGGGAGATCACCGGGCGGTCGGTGGTGGTGGTCATGCCTCGTGCCGTCCGTCCTTCTTGCCCAGCAGGTGGACCAGCGCGCCGCCGATCGGCGGCTGGGGGGTCTCGGCCGGCTCGGGCTCGAGCACGGACGCGCCGGCGGTGACCGGCTCGGCGCTCTCACTCGCCGGGGCGCTCGCCTGAGCGGGCAGCACCGCGGCCGCGGCCGCGGTGCGCTCGGCGTCCAGGCGGGCGAGGACGTCGCCCCGCAGGGCGGGCAGCAGGTCGGTGAAGCCGAACTCCCCCACGACGTCGTCGCCGTCGGCGGCCTCCTCCGGCTCGGCCACGTCCAGCACGCCCAGCTCCATCGCCTCCGCGACGTCCTCGAGCGCGGCGCCGATGTTCGGGACCACGGTGACGACGGCGGCCACGAGCACCTGCAGGAAGCCCATCGCCATGGCCACCGGCGTCAGCTGGGCGTCGGCGGCGAGGTACTGCGGGACCAGGGTCGCCGCGGCGGTGCAGAACGCGGCGATCGACTTGGCGTAGCGCAGGACGCCGGTGGGCCGGTTGCGGATGGCGAAGACCAGGACGGCGCCGGCCAGGGACAGGGCCAGGGACGCGCCCTCCGGGACGGACACGGCGCCGTCCTTCAGGGCGACGTACAGCAGGCCGGCGACGCCCAGCAGGGCCGCCAGGGCCTTGTTGTAGGCGCCGACGCCGGGCGCCGGCGGCGCGAGCGGGGGCAGGGTCGGGGTGGACATCGGGATGTCTCCTCACGGTGCGGACTGGTCGGGCATGAAGCGGCCCCGGTGCGTGGATCCACCCACCGGGGCCAGGGTCCAGCGGCGCAGGTGCGCGGCGCTGGGGAACGGGTCAGCTGCTCGTGCTGGTGGTGCCGTTCGCGGCGATCGCCACGACCCGGATCCGGGTGGAGTAGTCCACGCCGTCCACGGCCCGCCAGTACGGCCAGGTCGCTCCGGGCTGCAGGTTGGTGGCTCGCCGCTGCCACCCGGCGCCGTCGTCCACGAGCACGTCGTGGGACACCACGGCCGGCTGATCGCCAGTGCGCGCCGGGTTGGTGATCGCCACGAGCACCCGGCCCTGAGCAGGTTCGGGCGTGATGGCCACCAGGGGCACCGCCGGGGGGGTGTAGGACACCGGGTTGCGGGAGTCCGCCCAGGGCGACCACAGGCCACGGTCTCGTTGGCGGGCCTGCAGGTGCGCCACGGTGCTGTTCGGCAGGCCGGTGGCGGTGAAGGACCGGGCGGTGGGGTCCTCGATCGTGGCGCCGACGTTCAGGACCACGGTCGGGTCCGGCTGGCCGTTCAGGTCGCCCAGCACCCGCCAGTCCAGGGCGTCCAGGCGCGGGCTGGAGACCGTGGCGGTGACCCGGTCGGAGGGGATCGTCGCGCCGTTGGCCGGGTTCAGGAACGTCGGCGCCAGGGGCGCGTCACCCGCGGTGAAGTAGCTGGACGCCGACCACTCCAGGCTCTCCACGCCCTGGGCGTCGGTGGACTTCACGCCCCACTCGTGGTCCCCGACGGCGAACGTCCCGGCCGGGGCGTCCCACCACTGGACCGGCGTGACCTCGTAGCGCTCGGTCCACGTCGCCGCGCCCACCAGTCGGTAGCGCAGGCGGTAGGCGGACTGCGTGTCCCCGGCGTCGGGGTCGTTCAGCGGGAAGGCGAAGCGCGTCTTGGCCGCCCGGTCGATGACTTCCCCGACCGCTGGGGCGGTGAGCGTCGGCGCTCCCGGGGCGGCGTTGAAGACCAGGGCGTCGCGGGAGACGGTGAACGGCGCAGGGCCGTTGGTCCAGACGTAGGGCGTCCGGCCGTTCGTGATGCCGGGGACCGGGGAGACGAACGGCGGCGCGCTCGTGTTCGTCGTCGCCTGGACCACCACGTCTGTCTCCCAGGTGGCGCTGGCACGGAGCCACCGCCGGCGCACCAGCGGGGCGCCGGTGGCGTTGCTCAGACGGGAAATCAGCCACACGTTCCCGGCGGGGTCGCAGGCGACCGCCCCGTAGTCCGGAGCCTGGACGTCGGCCCTAGGCACGTTGACGCGCCGGGAGACGGACCCGGTCACCGTGATGTCGTACAGCCGGAAGTAGGGCGTGTACGGGCTGCTGCCGTTGTTGTGGTTGACCGCAGCCACGAACCGGGTCCCGTCGAAGGCCAGGGACAGCAGCGACCCGTCGATGCCCAAGGTGGACTCGGGCACGGTCGCGCCCTGGTAGGTCCACGCCCCCGGCGCGCCGCGGGTCCAGCGCCCTACGGTCAGGCCGGTGCCAGCACCGGCGCCGATGGTGCCGCCGGTGATGGCGAGCACGGTGGGGGTCGCCCCGCTGGGGGTGACGCCGTCGCCGGTGTGGCTGAACTCCAGCGCGACCGGCGGCGGGGTCGACTTCTCGTTGAAGTACCAGTCCTGCTTGCCTGCGGTAGACACCACGCCGGCCGGGGTGGTGGTGACGCGGATCATCTGCGCGTAGCCGCGGCTCCACGCCGACGACCAGTAGCCGCAGGCGACGAAGGCGACCCGGTTGTCCCCGTCGCGCATCCCCACGACGCAGGGACTGACCTGGTTGGCCTGGTACTCCGCGATCGCCACGAAGGGCGCGCTGAAGGTGTAGTTCAGGCGGTCCGCGCTCGGAGTCCCCAGCCGGTAGCAGACGTAGTTGTTGGCCCGGTCGGTGTAGACCAGGTGCAGGTAGTCGTCCTCGTCTAGACGAATGGACACCTCTGGCGTGCGGAAGTTGGTCGTGGATGACCAGGGCAGCACCAGCTGCTGCGCGAAGGTCACCCCGCCGTCGGTGGAGCGCGAGAGTCGGACGCCGTCAGCCTGCGCGGAGGCGAACCACTCGACGCCGCCGACCTTGGTCCGCGCCAGGTGGCGGGATCCGACCGGGTAGGTGCCTCCCTGCGCTAGACCCGTAGCGACGGTGGTGACGGCCATCGTCATGCCTCCTGGGTGCTGCGCGTTGCGGGCGCGAGCTGGGTCGGGGGGTGGTCGCGGGCGGCGAGCAGGTCGCCCAGCTGGGACAGGGACAGCACCTGGGCAGTCCGGGTCCAGCCGTCGTCGTGGTGGACCAGCCACACCTCTCCGGAGGCGGTAGCCGTGTCGGTGACGGTGACGGCCAGGGCCACCGGCTCGGCGCCGGGGGACAGGCCGGCGTCGGACAGGACCATCAGGCTGGCCTCGAGGTTCAGGTGCTCGATCGTGAGCTGGTCCAGGCGCGCGCGCTGGGCCTCGTCCATGCCCAGCACGCGCTGCAGGAGCTGGTGCGCGGCGTCGGCCAGTGCCCCGCACGCCACCTCGTAGTCGTGCTCGGCGGCGCGCGCCTCGGCGGCCGCGGCCTCTGCGGCGGCGGCCTCTGCACGAGCGGCGTCCTCGGCCGCCTGGTCGCGGGCGGCGAGCGCCGCGACGGTCAGGAAGGACGCCGTCACGGCGTGCCGACCACGAGCAGGCGCCGACCGGTGGGCTGGACGAACACGCGCGTCTGGGCGGCGAGGGTCACCTGCAGGCCGCCAGCGACGCGGGCCGGCGCCGGGGACGTCGCACCGTCCAGGAGCACCTGCAGGTCCCTCGAGCCGGTCACGGGGGCCGTGGCCACGACGCCGGTCAGGGTCCGGTTCGTTGCGATCACGTCGGCACCTCCTTCATGGTCAGGGACCCGTTGCTCTCGTTCAGGTGCACCGTCCAGGCGGCCGCGGCGGCCTTGACCGGGGCGCCCACCTCGGCGTCCTCAAGCTGGTAGACGTCGCCGTGGCCCATCATCGGGAACGGGTTGATCTCCACGGTGCGTTTCGACGCGGCCCGCTGGTCGGCCTCCACGATCGTGGCCGCCTGCGCGACCAGCGCGGCCTGCGTCTGGGCAGGCAGCTCGCGGACCGCGAGGACCCGGTGGCCGTTGCGGGCGGTGATCGACGTCGGCCCCACCGACAGGTTGTCGGGCGGGGTGTAGAGGCCGTCGCCCTCGACCGGGGTCAGGTCCCAGCCCTGCGCCACGAAGATCCATGCGTTGGGGATCTGGGTCAGGTCCCGCTGCCGCTGGCGCACCGGCCCCAGGATCGTGCGGGCGACGTCGTCGGCGGACAGGACGTGCTCGGGCGTCCGCTGGGACACCGGGACCAGCGGGCGGGCGCGCATCTGCCCGGCCTCGTCCACCCACGGCTTCTCGAAGCCGATGGACGACAGGGCCTCCGCGAGGGGCTGCAGCCATGTCGTGGACGCCAGGCCTCCGCCGGTCGCCGGGATCAGCGGCCACACCATGTCCTCGGTGAAGGTCGCGTCCTCGCCGGCGGAGTCGAAGAACACGCGCGGCCCGAACGACGTGCGGGCGACCAGGTCCCGGCACCACGCCAGCACCTTGGTGCCCTTGGTCGCCGTGAGGGTGTTCCCGATCGGGCAGGCGAGCAGGTGCAGCAGGTCCAGGCCCGCCACGGTCCGCTCGTCGCCGGCGCCCCAGGACTCGCTCGGGCTGGTCAGGATGAACACGCCCAGCCACCAGCGGGCCCGCACGCCCAGCAGGTCGCTGGACAGGTCCAGGTAGGGCCGCACCCGGTCGCGGTCCCACCCGATCTCCCTGTTCAGGACCAGGGAGCACTCCCGGTGCACGTCGACCGACCCGTCCCAGGACACCGACCCGTCCACCAGCGCGGCCGACAGGTCCTCGACCATCCGGCCGTCGTTGTCCACCCGCTCCAGGCCGGCGGAGACCTCCAGGTCGTCACCGGTCAGCAGCGCCATCACGACGTCGGGGTCCATGCCCTCGCGCGGGGCGGCGGTCAGGGACTGCACGGCTAGACCTCCTCGCTGTGGGTGATCTCGGTGATCGCCAAGGTGACCCGCGCGGACTGCACGCCGTTCATCCGGCCCAGCAGGACGTAGGGGGCCTCCCAGAAGACGCCGTGCAGCTTCCCGCCGACGCCGTCACGGAAGGTCTGCAGGCGCCCGCACCGGTCCTTCAGGTCCAGGGCGACGTCCAGAGGCACGACCCCCAGCTGCGGGGCCCATGCCTCGGTGCGGCCGGCCCGGCGGACCAGGCGGACCCGCCCGGCCGCGTTCTCCCGGGCCTCGCCCCGGACCTTGGGGGTCCGCATGGAGTCCCGTAGCATCGGGACCACGACGTAGTCGGCCGGGTCGGCCGCGTCGTTGATCCACAGCTGCCGCAGCTTCAGCACCGCAGGCGCCATCACACCGTCACCGTCCTGTACGCCGTGAGGCTGTTCCGTCGGTTCACCGCGTCGGTGACCTTCTGCCCGTCGATGTAGACGTCCCCGTTCGCCGCTTCCGCGACGTCCAGGGCGCGCTCCAGGAGCGCGGTGGCCTGGGCGTAGGCGGCCTGCGCGGCCGCCACGTTCGCGCCCTGCGCGGCCAGCGCCGGGGAGTACCGGTCGGAGGAGACGTAGGAGCCCAGCCCGTTGCCCACCGCGGTGATCTCCTTCAGGCCCGCGTTCAGGCCCGCGACCGTGCCCGGCCCGGCCGCGAGCAGTCGGCGGGTGATGTCCAGGCCCTTGGCGCCCTGGGAGGTGATCTGGTCGACCAGCGCCCCGTCCAGGCCCTGGCCCATCAGCTCCCGCACCGCAGCGTCCAGCTCCTTGGCGCGCGCCACCTGCTTGTCGACGGCAGCCTTCACCGCCGACGCCGACCCTCCACCGGAGAGCAGGTCGCCCAGGTTGAAGCCACCGGTGACCGCACCGGAGACCTGCTCGGCCAGCGCGAGCGCGTCGGCGCGGATCTTGGCGAGCTTGGTCTCCTCCTCGCGCAGGCGCTCCGAGGCTGCGGCCTGCGCCTCGCGGGCCGCGGTGACCTTGGCCTCCGCCGCCGCGACCCGCTCGGCCGCCTCGGCCTTGGCCCGCGCCAGCCGCTCGGCGTCGGCCTTGGCCCGCGCGACCTCCCGCGCGCTGGCCGCCTCCTTGGCCTTGCGCTCGGTCTCCTCGCGCTCGCGGGTGGCAGCCCGCTCCTGGTCTTCTGCGGCCCGTGAGGCCCGCGCCTCCTCGTCCCTGAAGGACTGCGCGAGTCCGGCTTCCTGCTCCTTGTGCTGCCGGCTCGCCGCCGCCTCCTCCTCGTCGCGGGCGCGTCGCCACGCCCGCTCCTCGGCCTCCTGGGCCTGCTGCAGCGCCCGGATCTGCTTCTCGTCCTTGGTGCGCTTCCGCAGGGCCGCCAGCGCGTTCTCCTGGCGGTCCTTCAGCCCCACCATCTCGTCGTCGTTGCCCTGCTTCAGCGCGTCGAAGGCGTCGCTGTTGCGCTGCTTCAGGGCGTCCAGGGCGTCGTCGTGGCGCTGCTTCAGGACGTCCAGGGCATCGTCGTTGGCCCGCTTCAGCGCGAACAGCTCCGCGTCGTTGGCCTCGGCCAGCAGGCGCTGGGTCTCGTCGTTGCGCGCCTTCAGGGCCTCCATCCGGGCGTCCTGCTGGGCGTCCAGCGCGGCCACCGCCTGCTCGCCCACCGACTTCAGCAGCGCCAGGTCGGCCTCGGCGGCGGCGAGGGCGGCCGCGGCCAGGGAGTCCTGGCCGCGCGCGGCGGAGACGGTGCTGGTGTCGGGCCCGGACACCAGCTGCTTCAGCAGCAGCGCGCTCACGCCGGCGTCGGCCTTCACCTGCCCGCCGGCGGCGAACCGCTGTACCCCGCCGACGGCCCCACCGGTGGCGAACGCCGCGATCGGCTTCCCCCGGCCCAGGACCCGCTCGCGCATCGCCACGACGGCCTGGTGGCCACCAGCGGCCACGACCTCCTCCGCGGTCCAGACGTGCTCGCCGTTGGACAGCAGCGCCGGGATCGAGTCCGACGTGCCGGTGCCCGGGCCGATCACCGACCCGCCGGCCGCGCGCTCAAGGACGCGCCCGGCGAAGTTCCCGCGCTGCACGGTCGTGCCCATGGTCTCGGAGACGGAGATGGTGGCCTTCACCGTGGTGCCGTTGATCTTCTTCAGGTTCGCCAGCAGCCGCTCGGCGTCGGTCGCGGCCTGGACCAGGCCGGTGGCCTGCAGGGTGGTGGTGACGGCGTTCGGGATCTCGTCATAGGCGGCCGCGTAGCGCTCGACCTGCTCGCGGGAGTAGCCCTGCGCGACGGCCTGGTCCACGAACTGCTGGCGTAGCTCGGCGGTCTTGGCCGTCAGCTCCTCCGCGGACGCGCCCTGCTCGGCCATCGCCCGGACCTGCTCGTAGGCGGCGTCGACCGCCCCGCGCATGGCGTCGCGGTTGGCGATCGCCTTGGTGCTGTTGCCCTCCAGCTCGCGGCCGTTCTCCTTGGCGGCGTCCGCGAGCTTGTGCAGCGCGGACTGGTAGGCGTCGGAGGCCTCCTCCACGCTGAAGTAGCGGGCGAAGATCGCGGACAGGGCGTCGTCCAGCGCGGAGACGGCGTCCTCGGCCTCGTCGGCGCTGGTGGCCACCCCGGCGAAGGACGCCGCGGCGCCGTCCCCGCCGGCTGCGGCCAGCTCCTCCTGCGCGGCCGCGTCCGCGAGCGCGTCGCGGTAGGCCGGCAGGTACTCCAGCAGCTCCTCCTGGGACATCCCTGCGGCCTTGGCGGCCTGGGCGTACAGGTCGAACTGCGCGGCGGCCTTCTCGCTGTTCCCGCTCGTGACGAGCGCTGCGAGGCCGGAGCCCATGGACTCCAGCTGCTCGACCAGCGCCTGCCGCTCGGGGCGGCCCTTGTCATAGGGCAGGCCCACGATCGACAGCACGTTGGCCGCGGTGTCGTTCAGCCGGTCCAGGCGGGAGGGGTTGGCGAGGGCGTCCAGTCCCTCCTCGAGGGAGTCGAAGCCCAGGTCGGAGTCGGTGACGCCGGTCTGCAGGGCAGCGAACTGGTCGTTGATCTGCTGCAGCCCGGTGGCCTTGGAGGCCAGCAGCTCGGTGGACTCCGCCACCGACAGGACCGACTCGTTGGTGTCGTCGATCGCCGCGGTGCCCAGCTGGACCAGCGCGAACGCGGCGCCCAGGACGCCGGCGGCCTTGGCGGTCTTGCCCAGGCGGCCGGCCAGCTTGTCGTTGCCGTCGGTCAGGGTGCGGATCCCGGAGATGGTGTCCAGCACCCGGGGCGCCAGGGTCAGGAACGCCCCGCCGATCAGGCCGACGCCGGCGACCAGCACCGCGCCCTGCAGGACGATGGCCTGCATCGGCTCGGGAAGACCGGCGTAGGCGTCGACCGCGTCGGTCGCGCCCTGCACCAGCTCGCGCAGGGCGTCGTTCCCGGCGCTGCCGGTCTTGATCAGGGCGGTCTCCAGGGAGCCCTGCAGGAACTCGACGTCGCCGGCGAGGTTGTCCATCTTGGTGGCCGCGGTGACCGCCGCGTACCCGGAGTCGTCCACCATCGCGGTCCACTCCGCGATGCCGTCGGCGCCCTCGGAGTACAGGACGTTCGCGGCGCGGACGGCGTCGGAGCCGAAGATCTGGGCCAGGGCCTGGTCGCGCTGGGCCTGGGTGAGGCCGCCCAGGCGCTCCTGCAACTGGCCGGCCAGGGACTCGACCCCGACGAAGTCGCCCTGCAGGTCATAGGCGGAGATCCCCAGCTCCTCCATGAGCCGGGCGGACTCCTTGGAGGGGTTCGCCAGGGCCAGCAGCATCGTGCGGAGGCTGGTGCCGGCGTCGGAGCCGATCAGGCCGTTGGCCGCGAAGGCCGCCAGGGTCCCGGTCGTCGACTCCAGGGACAGGCCCATCTGGGAGGACACCAGGCCGGCCTGCTTCAGGGCCCCGGCCAGGTCGGTGACGTCGCCCTGGGCCTTGCCGGCGCCGGCGGCGAGCAGGTCCGCGACGTGCCCGACGTCGCGGCCCTCGAGCTTGAACTGGGTGAGCGCGGTCGCCGCGATCTCGGCGGAGGAGGCGACGTCCAGGCCACCGGCGGAGGCCAGGGCCATGGACCCGGCCAGGGCCCCGCCCAGGGTGTCCTCGGTGGCCACGCCGGCCTTGGACAGCTCGGTGATCGCCTGCGCGGCCTCGGTGGCGCTGAACTGGGTGTCAGCACCGGCCTGCAGCGCGGCCTCGCGCAGCAGGTCCATCCCGTCCGCGGTCTCGTGGGTGGCGGCCTTCACCTCCGACATCTGCTTGTCGAAGTCGGCGTAGCTCTTGATCGCCACGGCGGCGCCGGCGGCCGCGGCGGCCCCGACGCCCAGCAGCGCGGTGCCGGTCGTGGTCCAGGCGCGCTCGTTCTTGGACGCGGACTGCACCAGCTGGCCCATGGCGGTGGTCGCCTGGGTGGAGGACTCCTTGGACTTCTTCCCGACCTGCTCCGTCGCCTTGGTCGCGGCGTCCATCTGGCGCCGGAAGTCACCGATCTCGGCGCGCAGGGTGACGAGCACGGAACGGTCGGCCACGGGGGTCTCCTGGGCGTCGGGGTGGTGCTGGCAGGTGGGTGGATGCACGCGCTGCAGCCCCGCCAGCGGGTGCTGGCGGGGCTGCAGGTGGAGCGGGTCAGGCGCCCGGCGGGCCGGGCATCATCTGCGGGTCGACGTCGGCGGGGTCCATGGCCAGGACCAGGCGCGGCAGGGTGCCGTGCTCGGCCTCCTTGCCGTCAGCGCCCCGCCACTCCTCGAGGGCGGCGCGGGCGTGGCAGATCAGGTGTCCGTCGACCTCCCAGGCGCCCAGGGTGTCGTCGTTCCAGGCCAGGCGCTTGGGCTGCCCGCACCCGCACGAGCACAGGGAGTCCTCGAAGACGGTCAGCGCCAGCGCCAGCGCCCGGTCCCACTCGGTCGGGGCCTTGGACGGCTTGCGCCCGAACCGCAGGACGCTGTGGGCCCACCCGTAGTCCCGGGCGGTCCGCAGCTCTTGGATCAGCCCAGCGTTGCGGCCCTCCGCGAGGCACCGCGCGAGGTAGGGACCGACGGCACCTGCACGCCGCCGCGCAGCTGCTGGGCGGCCATCACGAGCTTGTCGATCTCCCCGTCCCCGACGGCCTCGCGCAGCCGCTTCAGCTGGGCGACGGTGGAGGACGGGGCAACGATCGCGGTGGCCAGGGAGTAGACCGCGACCGCGCGCGGGTCGACGTCGTCGCCGGTGACCGGGACGCCGTCGGCCTTGGCGGCCTTCACCGCGGCGCGGGCCTCGCCCTCGGTGATGCCGCGCAGTCGGAACGGGATCGCGGAGGCCAGCATCTGCTCGCGCACGGCCCGGAACTCCTCCAGCAGGGACTCGGCGCTGTCCTCGTCCATGCCGCGCTCGCCGTCCTCGGCGGGGCGGGCGCGCTCGACCTCGGTGGCGATCTCGTCCAGGCGGGCTCGCAGGTCCGCCCGGGTGATCACCGACACGGTGCGCTCGGGCCGCTTGGCGCCGGAGATCGCGGCGTCCAGGTCGAAGTCGGCCGGCAGGACGGCGTGGTGCTCGGGGACCACCGCGGTGGTCTCGCCGGCGCTGGTGCTGTTCTCGCTCATGGGTCTCTCCGCAGGTCGGTGTGGTGCTCGGGTGCCCGCAGGTCGGGGGGGTGGTGCACCGGGCCGGGGCGACCTGCGGGGGACTCCCCGGCCCGGCGGTCCAGCGCGTGCTGGTCAGCTCCCCGCCGCAGGGGCGGCGCCGACCTTCACGTTCTGCACAGACTGCCCGTCCACGCCCATCGGGACGACCATCTTGATGTAGCCGGTGCGCTCGGTCGGGGCCTGCGGGTCGTCGCAGGTGACCTCGGCGCCGAAGCGGACCTCGTCGCCGTCCGCGAAGGGGACGCGGGACTTGGGGCCCCACCGCTCGTACAGCCACCCGTGGACGCCCTTGGCCTCGAAGATCTTGAAGGCCACGTCCGCGTCCGGGTCGGAGCGCCCGGACTCCAGCAGGTAGCGGAAGAACGTCATGGCCACGGTGAAGTTGGACGCCCCGTAGGTCGTGCTGTTGCCCTCGTCGGCCAGGGACTTCTCGGCCAGCGCGTCGGAGCCGGAGGGCCCGAAGGTGTACGGGGAGGCCAGCACCGCCTTGGACAGGTCGACGCCGGCGTTCAGCTCGGCGGCGGTGGGGTGCTCGGGGTCGGTCGGCGCCTCGGCCAGGAACACCAGCTTGGTGCGGCCGTCGGCCAGGGTCTTAGCCATCAGGGGATCTCCTCGGGGGACTCGGGGGTGAGCGGGGTGGGGGTGGTGCGGGGCTCCCACACGTCGACCGGCTCGACCTGCTCGGGCGGGTCGACGTCATGGGGGTCAGGGGGCGCCAAGGTGGGCGCCGGGGCGGGCGCGGGAGCGGGCGCCGCGGCGTCCTCGGGCAGCGCCGCGCGCAGGTGCGGGAACAGGGCGCTGCCGATCCACGCGCGCGGGACCAGGTGGTCCAGGCGGCGGCCGGTGCGCGTGCTGTAGGCGGCCACGAACTCGTCCAGGGGTGCCTCCAGGGCAGGGGTCGGAGCCCCGCCGCCGTGGTGCTCGCGGGCGGGGCCTGGGCCGGCTGGTCAGCCGGTGATGCCGCGGTACAGCAGCGGCACGAAGAAGCGCGGCGGGGTGGCGCCCTTGTCGAAGCGGACCCGCCCGGTGTCGCCGTCCTCGTAGATCCGGCCGCCGTTGGGCAGGTCGAAGCTCACCAGGGCCTCGTCCGCGATGTCGGCGGCCTCCAGGCACCAGCACTGCGTCCCGGCGGCCGCGGTGACCTGGAAGGGCCAGTCCCGCTCGCTGCCGTCGATCCCGGCCAGGGACTGGGCCGCGCCCGGGCGGTTGCCGGCGGAGCCCCACAGCACCAGGTACGGCAGGACAGCGCCGGTGTTCTCCCCGCTCTTGCACAGCGGCGGGTCCTTCACCAGGCCGTCGAAGACGACCAGCCGCCCGGCGGCCACCTCCTTCAGGCGGTCCAGGACGAGCTGGTGCAGGGCGGGAGCCGACGTCGGGGCGCTAGGCACGGAACCTCTCAGCGATCAGGCCCAGGGCGGCGTCCAGCCCGGGGGAGTACTTCTCGAACGCCGGCCCCATGTAGGGCCGCGGCGCCATCACCGACGTGCCGTACTCGTCCTCGGTGCCGTCCTCGAGGTAGCCGCCGTAGTCGGTGGTCGGCCCGACGTCCCCGATCGCAGACGTGGCCAGCAGCCGGGTCTCGTAGCTGATCGAGTCGGAGTTGTTGCCGGTGTCGACCGGGGACCCGGTCGGCGGGTCGGAGGAGGCCTGGCGCTTGATGTCCGCGCACGTCTTGGCGACGGCCTGGCGGGCGAAGGGCAGGGCCTCGCGGCCGATGCCGGTCAGGTCGCGGGCGAGGGCGTAGACCTCGCGGGCGTCGATGTCGGCGCTGGCCATCAGGCCCCCTCGGCTGGGACGGCCTCGGGGCTCTCGGGGGGGTTGTTCGCGGTTAGGTCGTCGGTGCACACCAGCTCGCGGTCCCAGATCTGGGACCCGGACTTCACGTCGGCCACGCGCAGCCACCGCCCGACCATGGCGGGGTCGTCGGGGTTGGCGAGCACCTGCAGGGTGTCGCCGTCGCGGCCGGCGCGCACGGGCGGCATCGGCGGGTCGGCGGTGAAGGACGCGGCCGCGCTGTAGGAGCGGGAGGACACCTGCTGGCCGACGGCCTCGGCCTCCCGGCTCCCGGACAGCAGCGCCTGCAGGCGCACCATCCCGGTCCAGATCGCCGGCGGCGCGGTCACCGCGGTGGGCCCGGCGTCGCGGGACCACCCGCCGTTGTCGTCGGCCGTGGTGGCCGTGCGCCGGTGCAGGGACACGCGGGTGGTGGCGAAGGAGTCCCCGACGCCGTGGTGGTGCGCGGACCAGCCGGCCGGGAGCACCTGGTGCCCGCGCAGCCCGCCTCGCCCGCCTCGCAGGCCCGGCACGGTCAGTAGTCCATGAACTCGGTGACGGACCAGGACGACAGCTCCTCGGCGTCCTCGGCCTCGACCAGGGCGCGCAGCCCGCGCGCGGACTCGCGCAGCTCCTTGGCCACCGCGGGCCCGTCGGTCGCCAGGTCCTCCTTGCGGATCTTCTTGGCCACGATCGCCTCGGAGCGGGCCGCGATCTCCAGGGCGTCGGCGGCGGCGAGCCGGACGGCGCGCAGCGGCAGGTCGTCGGAGTCGGCCACGGCCTCGGTGGCGGTGATGCCCTGCATCTTCAGCAGGCCCAGCAGCTCGGGGTCGCGCAGCAGCGGGTCGTCGCTGGTGTCGGCGGACAGGAGCCGGACTTGGCCCAGCGGGGTGCCGTAGTCCGGGCCGTCGTCGTCGCCGGCGGGCGGGGTGCTCGGGGTCTCGCTCACGGGGGCTCCTCTGACGGCCTATGACCAGGTTGTTCGGTGGTGCGCTGCTGGCCCGCCCCGGCCCCGGGGAAGCGGGTCGGGACGGGCCAGCAGGTGGTGCTACGCGCTCAGGCTCAGGAGCCGGTGGAGGCGTAGGTGGCGATCGGGTCCAGGCTGCCCGCGCCGGCGATGTGCCGGCCGCGGTAGCTGATCGTGTCGTCCTTGAAGGACCCCTCGTCCACCGGGACGGACCCGCCGCCGACGCGGGAGCCCTGGTCCATCCGCACGCGGATGTCGGGGTTCTCCTCCCCGCGCATCTTGGCGAAGGCGATCGCCGGCCGGGCCACGGTCGGCGCCGGGACGATGAACCAGGTGGTGTCGGCCTTGGCGGACTCGTTGATGATCGAGACCCACCACGAGACGACGATGTCGAACTTCCCGAACAGCGGGTTGGGCCGGAAGTACTTCTGCGAGCCCTCGGTGACCTCGATCGTCGGGGTGTTCACGATCGCCTCGGCCTGGAACTGCAGGGCCTGGGGGACGACCAGGCGCAGGCGGGTGCCGGCCAGGCGCACCGGGCGCCCGTCGCGGCCCTTGCGCTTGGAGATGGCGATCCACGCCGCCTCCAGGTTCTCCCGGGTCAGCGGCTTGTTGTCGACCGGGTTGGACACCTTGCCGGCGGCCCGGTTGGTGAACAGCGCCGTGTTGGGGCCGGTCTTGGTGACCAGGGCCTCGAAGGTCACCCGGTCCTCGGTCGCGCGGGCGCCGGCGGCCAGGTCGTCGGGCAGGGACGCCAGGCCGTCCAGCTCGTCGTTCTTCCGCAGCTCGAAGGTCAGGTCGAACGTGTTACCGAACTTCCGGGCCGACAGCTCGTACTCGTCCTCGTCCTTGGACCGGCTCTTGTACTCCTCGCCCTCGTGGACCTCGTCGAAGGCGTCGCGGCCGCCGAACAGCTCGATGAACTTCTTCTTCTTGAAGTCCTTGACGACGGTCGGCTTGGCGATCTGCTGCCACTCGGGGGTGATCTCCTCGTAGGCGGCCAGCATCTCCACGTCGAAGGACTGACCCAGCAGGATGTTGAAGTCCGGGCGGGCCAGGGCCTCGCGCAGCGCGAGGGAGGCCCACGGGTTGGAGCCGGTCGTGCCGGCGGTGAACAGCTCGGCCGCCTCGACCACGCGGGCCAGGTGGTCCTGGTCGGGGGTGCGCTGGGGGCGGTCCCACAGCTGGCGCGGGATCAGGTCGGCGGTGTGCAGGATCTGCTCCATGGCAGGGGACCTCTCAGGCTCGGGTGGTGCTCGGGGCGGGGCTGGTCAGGGGGTCGTGCTGGTGGTGCGGGTGGTGCGCGGGGCTGGTCAGGACTGGGCGTAGCCGACCGCGACGGCCTCGACCGTGCCGACGTCGCCGGCGGCGCCGCCCTTGATCGTCAGCGCGGTGCCCCACAGGCTGTTGCTCGCGCCGCTGGTGGCCGACAGCACCTTGGAGCCGTCGTTGGCCAGGTACAGGGGGGATCCGACCTGGGTCACGGGGCCGGTGACCTGGACGTCCCAGGACTTGTCCAGCCACACGGTGGCGCCGCCCTCGGGGGTGCGGTCGGTCTGCGCGACGCCGCAGATCCGGCCGACGCGGACGGGGTCGCCGCTCTTGGTGCCCTCCGGGACCGGGATGTGGATGTGGTTGGCGTCGGACAGGCGCTGGTTCTTGGCCATGCTCGGGGTCTTCTTCCTGCTCGTGCTCGAGGTGGGCGGGCGGTGCGGTAGTGCTCGTGCTGGTCGCTCAGGCGCCGGTGGTGGCCTTGGCCTTGCCGCGGGCGGCCAGGACCCGCTCGCGGAAGCTGGCCTCGGTCAGCGCGACGGTGCCGCCGCCCTGCTCGCCACCGGTGCCGCCGGCGGACTCCTTCACCGACCCGGTGTCGGCGCCGACGCCCTTGGGCAGCCCGGTGACGCCGTGCGCCTCCAGGAGCGCGACGGCCTCGGTCTCCTTGGCGGTGCGCGCGGCCTCGGCCAGCGTGGTCAGCGCGGCCTCGTCCAGGCCGCCCTGCTCGGTCAGCGGCGGCGCGGCCGCCAGCACGGACTCCACGACCTGCACCTGCACGCTGGCGGGCAGGAGCCGGGAGGACTCCAGCACCTTGGCGACCAGCGGGCGGGCGATGTTGCGGGCCTTGGTCTCGGCCAGCGCGCGCTCGGCCACCTGCGTGCGCTCGCGCTCGGCGGCCAGCTGGGTCTGCGCCTCGCGCAGCGCCGACAGCTCGGACTCCTCGATCTGGACGTGTCCCACGGTGATGCCTCCTGGAGGGGTGGTGGTGCTCTCGGTGATCGCGGCCCCCACGACGGGGACCGTGGGGGGAGTGGACTGCCCGGGGGCCGCGTTCGGGTCCGGGACGTAGGTGGTGACCGCGCGCACCGCTTCCGGGGTGCCGGTCAGGGCCAGGGCGCCGTCCTCGCCGGCGGCGTAGGCCTGCCGGTACAGCTGGTCGCGGCCCTGGTAGTAGACCTCGAAGATCACGTCGCTGTCCGTGAAGTCGCGCAGCGAGGCGTAGCCGTCCTGCTCGCGCCAGGCGTCGCGGATCACCGTGCGGAGCGCGTCGCGCAGCTCGTTGCCGGTCAGGTCACCGGGCAGGGCCTCCGCGACCTGGTCGGCGTCGACCTCCGCGGCGTGGCGGGCGGACTCCATCAGGGAGACCAGCGCGCCGCCGGCGCCGGCGTTCGTCACGAAGTCCACCGACGTGCCGCGCTGGCCGGGGATCAGCTTGGTGGCGATCTTCCCGGAGCGGCCGTCGCGCTCGCCCTGCGTGAACTCCGCGGCCGCGATGATCGACAGGCCGATGTCCTTCCACAGCGCCTCCACGACGGGGGCGTGGTGGGCGTGCACGACGACGTCGGAGTACAGGCCCGGGCCCTCGGGGCCGGCGTCCTCCCAGACCGGGGTGGAGTCGATCCGGCCGGCGAGCTTGAGCACGGAGCGCTCGGGCTGCTGCCACTGCTCGGACTCGGTCGGGTGGTCCAGGTACATCTGGGTCCCCTGCGCGAACAGGGTGGGCCCGTCCCGCTTGATCACGTCGGCGGGGTAGTAGCAGCTGGAGCCCCACCGGTCGCCCTCGATCAGCTTCCCGCGGAAGCGCTTGGACCCGTCCGGGCGGGTGGCCAGCGCGGTGTCGCCGCTGGGCAGCGTCCCGGTGGCCTCGTGCAGCTCGATCTTCATGCTGTCCTCCGGGACGCGGCGATGTCGGTCAGGGTCTTCAGCGGCGTGACCCCGTAGGAGTCCCGCCAGCCGGGAGTCGTGCGCTTGGTGGACAGGTCGTCCCAGGTGATGTCGCCGGCGTTCAGCAGCCGCAGCCGCTCCGTCCCGGCCGGACCGCCGCCCATGACGCGCACCTGGTCGGCCTGGGTGAGGCCGGCGAACTTGGCCCGGGCGTCGGTCAGGGCGTCCGGCGGGTCGTCCAGGTCGAAGCCCAGGGCCCGCCAGGACTTGACCTTGGGGCCGCGCCGGCACCGCCCGGACTGGTGGTCCTCGGGGCCGGGCACGGTCAGCGGGTAGGACTTCCCGTGCTTGGCCCAGCACGACGGGCAGGTCGTGACGTCCAGCGTGGCCAGCCACGTCCACTCCTCCAGGACGTCGGCGTTCGCCAGGTCGTTCTGGTGGGCCGCGGCCCGGTGGGCGTCCAGCATCTCGGTGCGCGCGACGTTCAGGGCTCGCGCCAGGCCTCCGGTGAAGCCGGCGCCGTCCTTGGTGCCGACGGCGGCGCGCACCCGGGCGACCATCCGCGCCGCGGCCGTGCGCGGGCTGGAGCCCACGGCGATCCCGCGGACCAGCTCGGCGTTCACCGCGGCGGTGGACTGCGCGGACAGCGGCACCAGGGTGCTGGTGATCTGCTGCGTGGTGCGGGCCACGATCGCGGCGAGCTGGGCGGGGGACAGGCGGTTGAACGCCACGACCAGCTCGAGCTGGGACCCGGCGACCGCGGGCATCTGCACGGCGGTCATCTGCGCGTGCGCGTGCGCGGCGTCCGCGGCGACCGACCCGACGTCGCGGACGATCCGTGCGCCGGCGTCGGCCACGACCTGCTCGAGCGCTTCCCGGGTGGCGTCCAGGGCCCGGATCAGCCGCTCCTCGCGGGCCAGGGCGACCCGGGAGGGCCACCCGTCGCGCTCGGCGGTGGCGACCAGCTCGGTGATGGTCTGCTGCCACTCCGGCTCCAGGACCGCCCAGGCCGCGCCCCACGCGCGGATCAGGTCCCGCTCGGTGGCGTCGACCTGGGCGTTCAGCAGGACCCGCAGGCCCTCGCTGATCCGCAGGACGTCGCGGGTGATGGCCACGGCGCCCTCCAGGCGGGGTCAGGTGGTCGCGCTCGCCTCGGTGGCCGCGCGCTGCGCCGGCACCGCCGGTGCGGGCTGGCCGTACAGGGAGTCGGGGGCGTCGCCGCGCTGGCGGGCCCCCACGACCCTGGCCGCGGCGGCCACGGCCGGGTCGGTGAAGTTGCCGTCCTTGTCGGTCATCTCCTCCAGGACGCCGTCCACGTCCTCGACCCCGATGACCTCCAGGGCCAGGCGGACGATCTCCTTGGGCGGCACGCCCAGCTCGTCCGCGATCTTCAGGGCCTCCAGGACGGCCTTGGGGTCGGTCTTCTCCAGCGGCGGGAAGACGATCTCCACCTGGGGGTCGGTGTCCTGCGCCAGGCGCACCTGCTCGCGGCCGAACTCGTCGCGGATCACGGTCCCCTTCAGGGGGCCCTGCGGGGCGCGCACGGCCTCGGTGATGGCGTAGGCGAGGATCCGCCGGTCCGCCTCGGCCCACCGGGTGCGCCGGGTCCCCAGGATCAGCTTGGTGGGCTCGTCCAGGGTGGTGGCCGTCGCCCGGGCCCCGGTCACCCCGGGGTCGGCCAGCAGCATCGTCACCGGCAGACCGACGCCGGCCGCGACCATCGCCGCGAGCGGCCGCCCGGACTCGGAGTCCACCGTGGCGCCGGTCTTGGGGATGGCCTCCAGCGCGCCCTCGGGAGCGTTGGCGATCGCGCCGGCGGTGGACTCGGTGCCCTCCCCGGTGCGGGGCCGCTCGGCGCGGACGGCGGCCGCTGCGGCGGCGGCCTCGGCGGCCACCGCGGCGTCCTTGATCTTCTGCGCGGCCTTCTGGGTCTTGGAGGCGATCGCGCCCGGCGAGCGCCGCCAGGCGAACCTGGACAGGGCCTTCACCAGCTGCGCCCAGTCGGCCAGGAAGTCGCGGTAGGCGCGCGCCCACGGCAGTGCCGTGTAGACGTCGCCCACGCCCCACTTGGTGTCCTTGGCGCGGTTCACGGAGACGTGCAGCACGGGGGCGTCCCAGCGGACGTCGATCAGCTGCCCCTCGAGCTTGACCTGCGCCAGGCGCACCCGGGGCCGGTAGTTCAGCGACGGGTGCAGCTCCTTGATCGCCTCGCGGGTGATCGTGCCGTCCGGGGTGATCACCGGGGCGGTGTAGCAGCGCAGGTAGTACCAGGCCTCGGCCCGGTCGTCGGGGTTGGCGATCACGTCTTCGATCTCGTCCCACGGCAGGGTCCGCACCTGCACGGCGCCGGTCTTCATGCCGGTGAACAGCACGGCGAAGACCTGCCCGTCGGTGCCCAGCGCGCGCTCGTTCTCCTCGCGGGCCTGCTCCCCGAACCACGCGGTCTTGTTCGCCTCGTCGTCCACGGTGGCCTGCACCACGGCGTTGACGTCCTGGCCGCCGTCCTTGCCGGTCGCGCGGGCGGTGATGGTGCAGCCCTCGCCCCAGACGTAGGCGTGGCGCAGGGCCAGGGCCCGCCCGATCAGGGGGTTCGTGGCGGCCATCGCGCGCCCGACGGCGGAGGCCTGGCGCAGGCCGGCGCGGCTGAAGGACTCCGAGGCGTTCGTGGTGATCTTGCGCCAGCCGGCGTCCTCCATCGCCAGCTCGGCGTCGGCGTAGGCCTCCTGGACGTGCAGGGAGGCCTCCTGCAGGGCGTGCACCGCGGTGTCGATCTCGCCCACCAGCTCGCCCTCGATCACCGGGCCGGCGGACTCGGTCAGGGCCAGGTCGGTCCCGGGCCGGCGGCCGCGGAGTCGGTCGAGCATGGACACGTCGGCGCCCTCCTCGGGTCGGTGGTGGTGGGTGGATCCACGCGGCTACCGTGGGCGGCGAGCGCTGATCCCGGCCCCTGCCGGGGGTAGGGGCTCGCTGCGCGCCCGGTGAGCCGGTGAAGGCGTGAGCCGGCGGGAGACCTCCCGCCGGGCCGGGCGTGGCCCTCCAGCGGGGGGCGGGGCCGTAGTACCGACCGCGGCGGTGGCCCCGCCCCTTGGGTCAGGCGGTGAGCACCAGCTGGCGGCGGGCCTCGTCGCGCAGCAGGTTGGCGCGGCGCCGGTTCTCCGCCCCGGTGACGACCTCCAGGTGCTCGGTCCGCACGCACAGGCGGACGCCGCACAGGTGGTCCGGCTCCTCGCCGGGGAAGACCATCACGCCGGCGAGCTGCACGGCCATCAGGTGCGCGCCCAGGGACCGCTCCCCGTCCCACGCGGTGCCGTACCCGGACCCGTTGACCAGCCCGGTCCACAGCAGGCACGGGCCCAGGTCCGGGCGCCGGGCCGGGACCGGGCCGGGTGCGGTCTGCTCGAGGAAGCGCGCGACGGGGTCGACGCGGCGGATCCGCGGCCGCGGTGCCTGGGCGTTCCCGTACCGGGACCACCGGTAGTAGCAGCGCGAGCACAGTCCGCGGGCCTTCACCGGCCGGCCGTCGTGCTGGCAGGTCCCGGTCGTGTCCACACCATGATCATGGGTGCTCTTCGACGCCCTGACCAGCGGGTATGCGGCGGGCCTTCCTCCTCTGGCACCGCAGGTGCGGTGCTCAGACCAGGTAGGCCATCTCGTCGTCCTCGTCGTCCAGCAGGTCGTCCTGGTCCACGATCTCCAGCGCCCCGCCGGTCAGCAGGGGCTGCAGGACCAGGCGGTTCAGGCCCTGGGACAGGGCGTCGACCTGGTCGTCGTGCGCGCCGTAGGGGAAGCCGGTGGCCTCGGTCACCAGGCCGGCGACCCAGGGGGCCAGCTTGGCGGTCGGCAGGTGCACGTTCCCGGCCTCGACCAGCGGGCTGATCGCCCGGGCGCGCGCGACCTTGGAGCCCTGCGGCTCCTCCGGGACGATCCCCGGCACGCTGTGCCGCAGGGCCGCGATCACCGCCGGGCCGTTCGCCTTGTCCTCCACGAGCTTCAGCAGCGCCTGCGGCCACACCGCGGTCAGGTCCCGGAACTCCCGCACGGTCGCGGGGAAGTCCCAGCGGCCGCGCACCTGGTCCAGCAGGTAGCAGTCGATCCCGCGGCGCAGCCACACCTGCCCGACGACGTAGTCGGAGGCGTCGGTGTCCTTGAAGGTCAGGTCCCAGGTCTGCAGCATCTCCACGCCCTCGGTGTCATCCACCCCGGGCACCCACCGCGACCCGTCGGCGCGCTCCACCCACAGCGGCGCGTGGTAGCGGCGCGGCTGGTCGGGCCCGCCGTCGAAGTCCTCGGCCTTGAAGATGTCGCCGGCCTCGGGGGTGGGGCGCCCCTGGAACAGCGACGCCCACGTCCTGGCACCGACGGCGACCTTCCGCTGCAGCCACTGCTTCAGGGTCCGACCGCGGGCGGACTCCATGAACTCCCCGGGCTGGCGGCCCAGCGGGTCGGTCTCGCCCAGCTCGGGCTTGTGGTCGGCCTGGGCGGGGATGTTGACCACGGTCCAGCGGTGGCCGTCCTCGGCGGCCAGCAGCCGGCCCGCCAGGTCGTCCTCGTGCCACCTGGTCAGGATCAGGATGACCGGGGCGCCGGGCGACAGGCGGGTGGAGGCGACGTCGGTCCACCAGTCCCACGCGGCGTCGCGGTAGACCTTGGAGTCCGCCTGCGCACGGTCCTTCAGCGGGTCGTCGATCAGCATGACGTCCGCCGGCCGCGACGTGAGGCCACCGCCGATGCCGACCGCGAAGATCCCCCCGCGGTGCCCGGCGATCTCCCACTCGTGCTGCGCGCTCACGTTCCCGTTGACGCGGATCCCCAGCTGCGGGGAGTGCCCCTCGATCTCGGAGCGGATCAGGCGGCCCATCCGCCGGGCGACGTCGTGGGCGTAGGAGGCGATCACCACCCGGGTGTCCGGGCGCTTGGCCAGCAGCCACACCGGCGTCCACTTGGTGCAGACCGTCGACTTCCCCTCCTGCGGGGGCATGGAGATGATCAGCCGGGAGTCCGGGGTGTTGATCGCCTTCACGATCTGCTCGTTGATCAGGTCGATCGCCGGCGTCCGGCGGAAGCGCGGGTCCATCTCCGCGGCCAGGTCCGCCGGCGTCGACCACCGCCCAGCGGCGGCCGCGGGACCGGTGAACCTGCCGACCAGGTCAGCCGCCCACGCGCGCTGGTGGCGCGGGCGGGCCGTCGTCGTCATCGTCGCCACGAGCACCCCCTGGACGCGCGAAGGCGCCCACCAGCAGCTGCTGGGGGCGCCGTGGGTAGACCTCCGGTACGGCCGTGAGTGTTACACCCCCGGTAGCGCCCTGTTCACCGCTTCCCACGAACGGCCGGACTCGTCCCGGTCTCGGGCGGCCTTCTCGGCGGCGTAGATGTCCTGGACGGCGTACAGCGGCCAGCCGCGCGCGTCGCGGCGCCGCTCGACCAGGTGGCCCCGGTTCGCCCACTGGCGGATGGTCCCGGGCTTGCGGCGCGCGAGCGCTGCGGCCTGGACGGTGCCCAGCAGCTGCTCGACCGGGACGTCGTCCTCCTCCACGGCCATGGCGCTCACCGGACGCCGGCCAGGGCGAGGCCAGCGGACAGGCAGACGGCGATCGCCAGGGTCCCGGCGGCCGTCCGCTTCAGCGGCGGGGGCAGCGGGGGGCCCTCGACCAGGTCGTGCTCGTCCAGCAGCTGGCGGATCTCGCGGTCCGTGCGGCGGGTGCGGCGGCGGATCTGCCAGGGGTGCCCGCCGTCGACCGCGCGGGCCAGCCACCGCTCGGCGCGGGCGATCGTCTCGGTCACCGGGGGTCCTCGGGCAGGTACTTGGCCGCGATCGCGCGGACGCCGGCGAGCGGGTCGGGGTCGGGCAGGGAGTAGCGGGGGCCGGTCCTCGGGTCGGTCACGACGACGCGGGGGCCGTCCAGGGACACGGCGGGGGCGGCCTCGGAGGACAGGTGCGCGATCGCCTCCGCGAGGCGGGCGGCCTGGGGGTGGACGACGTCGGCCAGGAGCGCGGCCTCGGCCTGCTCGGTGGCCAGCTGCTCGGTGGAGACGCGGCGGAGCACGGAGTGGCGGCGCACGGTGGCCGGGTAGTCGCTCACCGGGCGCCGGCCAGGGCGCGCTCGCGGGCGGGCTTGCGGGTGTGGGCGCGCAGGAGGGCGGCCACGATCCGCTGGTAGTCGGCCTGGGCCCACAGGCCCCGGCAGGTCGCCTGGGTGCACTCCACGACCTCGGAGCCGTCCTCGCGGACCAGGGACAGGCAGTCGCAGCGCGGGCACGGGGTGGCCATCCGGTGGCGGACGGGCTCCATGCCGGCGAGGCGCTGGACGTGGTCGTGGATCCGCAGGACGTCGCGGCCCAGCTCGGTGGCGAGGGGCCCGGCGAGCGCGTCGTCTAGGTGGTCGTCCAGGTAGGCGAGCGCCCCGTACAGCGACCGGCGGGGCCCGGTGGTGCGGCCGTCTCGGTCGTCGGCCAGGGCGGCGATGGTGTCGGCCCACTCCGCGGCCCAGGAGCGCACGGCGTCGACCTCGTCCAGGGCGGGGGAGGGGCTGGCGGGGTGGAGGGCGGCGGGGCCGCGCACGCCGACGTCGGCGGCCCGGCCCTTGGACAGGGTGCCGTCGCCGGCGCGGGTGGCCAGCGCCAGGTGGTCGGGGATCTGGCGCAGGGCGGCCCGGACGCCGGCGGCGTGCGGGGCGCACCAGGTCGGCTCGCCGGTGGTCGGGCAGTGCCGGCCGGGGCAGGGCGGGCCGTCAGGGACGGTGGCCGCGGCGGTGGGCTCGGGCGCGGTGCGGGGCGCGGGGATGCTCACGCACAGCATCGTCGCGCCCCGCCCGGGCGCGTGCGGGTGGTTCGCTCAGACCTGCTCGGGCCAGTGCCAGGTGCCGGGTGCGCGCTGGCCGTCGGGCCGGTCGTCGTGGGCGATGCCGCCCATCTCCAGGGGGTGGAAGAACAGGCCGGAGGGGTTGACCGCGCACAGCCCGACCAGCTCGTGGTCGGGGTCGTCGGGGTCGGTCACGGGCGAGGCGACCTCGGTGACGATCGCGGCCCGGCAGGCCGGGGGGAAGCGGCCGTCCGCGCTGCCGCGGGCGACGTAGTGGACGATCCGGCCGACGCTCGGGGTGGGCATGGGCGGACGCTACCGGGGGTGGGCGGAGGGGGCCTGGCCGTCGTGGCCGGCGCCGTCCGGGCGGCGGCGGGCGTTGCGGAACAGCCACGCGCGACCGGGGTAGCGCGCCGCACCGCACGCGCACCGCTCCATGCCCGCGCTCAGACCGACCCACCCGCGGGTCTGCCACCTGCAGCGGTGCCACCGGCGCGGGAGGGGCGCGGACCACCACGGGACGCCGTCGCGGTGCTCCAGCTCCAGGGTCGCGCGCCGGTCGCGGGCGCTGCGGACCACGATCTGCGCGGCCACCCACTCCTGCTCCGCCGCGCTCGCGGCGCCCAGCCCGTCGCCGCTCACCAGCGGGCCCGCTCGCGGTCGTGCTCGGCGTCCTCGCCGTCGGCGTGGCAGTCCTCGTCCAAGGCGAGGCGGTCCGCCTCGTCCAGCTCGTCGGAACGGCGGTGGACGCGGCCGCGCCAGTGGAAGTGGTAGCCGGCCAGGTCGCAGCCGGCCAACTCGCAGACGTCGCGGGTGACGTGCATGTGCACGCGCGGGTCGGCGCCCCAGCGGGCGAGGCCGCGGACGACCTCGCGCAGGAACGTGCCGGTGGTGTCGACGTCCCAGGCGATGTGCACCCGGACCGGCAGGGGCACCTGGTGGCGGCCGTACATCAGGTCGACCACGCCCTGCTCGAACTCCTCGCGGCCGGCGCGACGCACGGACGCCGGGTGCAGCAGCTGCTGGACGCCGACCTTCTGCCGGGTCACGCGGTCACCCCGGCGCGGCGGGCGATCGCCAGGTCCTCGGCGTCCATCGCGGGCCGGGTGACGCCGGCCTGGCACTCGGAGCAGTCGCAGCCGACGGCGTGGACGCGCTGCAGCCGCCGGTCGGGGTGGGCGGCGATCGCCGCCTGGGCCAGCTCCAGGCGTTCGGCGGCGCCGGGTGCCCACCGGGCGCCGACCGCGACGGAGGCCTGCTCGGTCGTCCAGCCCTCGACGGCCCAGTCCAGGAGCCACCAGGCCAGCAGGCCCGGGCCATCGCTGGAGGCGAGCGCTGCGGCGACGTCGCGCAGCACGGCATCGCGCAGGGCGCCCTGGGGGTCGGAGGTGAGGACACCGTGCGCGATGACCTCGGCCTCCCACCGCTCGATCTGCGGCGCCGAGTCGGCCAGCGCTTGGGTCTGCAGGACCGGGCGGGCGGTGCCCACGACCAGCCGGTACGGGCCGCCGGCGAAGTACGCGGCCGCGGTGGCCTCGGCGTGCTCGAGCACGGCGGCAGCGGTCGAGCCGGACGCGGTGAAGAAGGCCTGGTGGTCGGTCATCGGGGGTCCTCTCGGGTGAGGCGGGGGGAGGGCAGGCGCCGCCACACGGCGCCCGGCGGGATCGTCGTGGGCTTGTGCTGGGCGCACCGGTAGGCGTGCTCGGGCAGGAGGACCCCGACGGCGTCGCGGGCACAGGCGCCGAGGCCGCACAGGGGCCGGGACGGCGCGGTCACTGGCCGATCACCGCGGTCCGTACCTCGGTGCGCGCGGGCAGGACGTCGACCTGCAGGACCAGGAGGCCGGCCAGCAGGTCGGTGTGCTCCTGGGGGGTCAGGTCCACGCGCCAGACGTGCACGCCGTGGCGGTCGGTGCGCTGGTAGCGCGGGGTCAGCTCGTGGCGGGGCCACGCCGGCCAGTCGTGCCCGCCTCCGTCCGGCCACCGCAGGTGCACGCCCTCGGGCGGAGGGATCAGCGCGCCCTCCACCGGCGCGGGGCGCTGGTCGACCTCGAGCTGGGGGCGGCCGGTCAGCAGGCGCAGCAGCGACCGCAGCCACGGGTCGCGGCGCGGCAGGTGAGAGGCGGCCAGGGCGTCCTCGGGCAGGCTCACGGGCGCTCGCCGCCCTGCTCGCGCAGCAGCCGCTCAGGGACCGCGTCGACCTGGTCGGCCAGCGACGCCGCCAGGTAGGCGTCCTCCCCATGGGCGGGGCACCGGCGCTGCCCGCCCTCGGTCATGTCGCACGAGCACTCCGGTGCGTCCACGTCCAGTGCATCGCGCATGTGCGTCAGGACGGCGGATCGGCGGGGCTCGGGCATCAGGTCAGCCATCAGGAACGGGCAGACGTGGGGCTCGCCGCTGGCGCAGTCCGGGCAGCCCAGCGCCTCCCCACGCAGGTCCCCGCCGGACACCTCCGGCGCGGCCGCCGCGGTGAGCCGGGCGGCCACCACGGCGACAGCGGCACGGACGCTCACGGCGGCGTCGCGCCGGTAGGCGGCGACTAGCCGGGGGTTCTCGTGGTCGGTGCGAGCCACGACCTGAGCCCATGACCCGCGGCCGGCCCCGGCGACGTCGGCGTTCCACGCCGCCTCGGCTGCCTCCTCGATCAGCCGCTCTACCGTGGCGGGGGTCGGCCAGCGCCACCTCGGTGGCGAGCACGCCCAGGGCGACGTCGGCGTGGTGGCTGTACCAGGCACCGCTGCCGACCGGGCCGAACGGCAGGACGTCGTGCACGCGCCACGGGCAGGCGCTGCACTCCCAGCCAACGACGGCCAGCCGGCCCTCCCGCTCCTCGGTGAACGAGCGGGCGCGGTGCTCGGCCAGCGCGGTGGCGATGGCGTCCCGCAGGGCGGCGCTCATCCCTGCTTGCCCAGGATCCGGCGCACGCGGGGCCGGCTCACGCGGGTGCGGCGGGCGATCTCGGTCTCCGGGATCCCCGCCGCGGCGGCGCCCTTCACGGTCTGCTCGAGCGCGGCGAGGGCGTCCGCGAGCTGCTGGCCGACGCGGTCGCAGTCCTCCGGCGTCGTGGTGGTGGTGGGCATCAGCGGGTCCTCCAGGTGGGCGGGCGGGTCAGGGGGCGCGGACGCCGGCGGCGTCCAGCGCGCGGGCGACGGCGGTGGTCGCGCGGTCCAGGGTCCCGGCCCTCGGTCGCCAACCAGTGCGGGTCGTCCTCGTGCTCGGCCTCGGCCATGGCGGACGCGCCGATCAGCGCTCGGGCCTGCGGGACGGTCAGCAGGACCGCGACGTGCGAGGGGACGGCGGGGCTCATGTGGATTTCCCGCGGGCGCGCATGACGGTGGTGGCGCCGACGCCCAGGCGAGCGGCGACCTGCCGGTACGTCAGGCCCTGGTCGTGCAGGCGCTCGATCTCGGCCACGTCCAGCGGGGGGAGGCGGTTCGCCCCGCCGGACCGGGTCGCGCGGTCGTCGCGCAGCTCGACTCCGGCGCGGCGCAGGTGGCGTCGGACCACCGGTGGCCAGGTGCCGTGGGCGGCGGCGATCTCCGGGACCGTGGCGCCGGCCCGGTAGGCCGCGACCCACTGCGGATTGGGGGTCAAGGGCTGCCCGCCGCGACTGCGGGTGCTGGTGCGGCGGGGCCGGGGCCGGGGCGCAGGCGCGGGGGCCGGGGTGGCGCTGGCGCACCACCCGGACGTGCGGTGCCAGGCGAACAGGTCGACGTCGTCGGCGTCGAAGCCGCACGACGGGCACGCGCCGGCGGGTGTGGTCTCGGTGTCCACGACGGTGCTCACGAGCGCGCGGCGAGCACCGGGGCGACGTAGACGCCGGTCGAGCGCAGGACCAGCGTGGTGCCGGTCTCCAGGGCGACGTCGGCGCCGTGGATCTCGCAGCCGGCGGCGCAGCCCAGGGTCCCGAACAGGGCGCCGGGGACCAGGGTCAGCGGGTGGCCGTGCTCGCCGCACAGGGCGGGGGTCTCGTCGGCGGCCGCGGCGGGCAGCACCAGCTCGACCTCGTCGTCGGCGGCGAGCGCGGCCAGGCTCTCGTGCTGGTCGCGGGCGTCGCGCTCGGCGTCCAGCGCGGTCTCGGCCTCGTCGGTGAGGAGCAGCCACGGGCCCTGGTCGGTCCAGCGGCGGGCCACGCGGGCGTCCAGGAGGGCCAGGACGGTGGGGGCGTCGACCTCGGCCGCGGTGAGCGGGACGGGGCGGCCGTAGCGGGTCAGGTCGGCCAGGCGGGTGGCCAGCGGGGTGGTGGTGCGGTCCATCGGGTGCTCCTGGGGGATGTCTCGCGGTGCGGTCCCAGTCCTGATCGGCTGGTGTCACGAACAGTACAGCACTTGTGTCACGTTCGCTACAGGGTCACCCGCTCGGCGCGGCGCGCTACCGTCCGCACCGCGGGCCCGGCGGCCCGGAGTGGAGGCCAGGCCGGCGGCGCTCGACCACCTACAGGCCGGACACCTGCACCGCGGCGCCGCCGCCGGTGGGCACGCGCTGCCCGCACGCCGCGCAGTCCGCCCACCCGGTGGGCACGCCCAGGCGCAGCACCGGCACCAGCTCCCCGCGTGGATGCACGCAGTCCGCGGCGCGGCCGCCCTCGCTCACGGGCGCAGGCCGTGCAGGACGGCGCCGTGCTCGAGCAGCCCGGCGAGCAGGCGGCAGCAGCGCGGGTCGCCGGCGAGCGCACCGGGGAGCACGACGGCGTGGGCGGCCTCGAGCGCGGCCAGCGCTTCCTCGCGCCTCACGGCGTCGACACCTGCACCAGCGGCGTGCGGCAGTACTCGCACTGGTACGGGCCGCCGGCGGCCAGCACCCCGACGGCGACGTACTCCAGGCGGACCTCGCGGTGCCACCCGTGGGTCGCGCAGTCCTCGTTCGGGCAGGCCAGGACGATCAGGGGCAGGGGCCTGGGTGGGGCGGGCCAGTCCATGGTCCGCAGGGGCTGGTCGTCGGGGCGGGGCGTGGTGGTCTCGGGCACGGGTCCTCCAGGTGCGTGGTGGGTGGTCACTGGGCGGTGGCCTCGGCCACGGCGGACAGCTCGCGGGGCACGACCTCGCCCAGGATGGTGGGCCAGACCTCCGCGACGGCCTGCTCCAGGCCGGCGGCCACGAGCGCCACCTGGATGCCCTCGATCACGCGGCGCAGCGCGGCCTCCATGAACTCGCCCTGCTCGCGCTCGAGCTGCAGGCGCATCTCGGCGGGCTGGTCCAGGCCCAGGAGGCGGGCGCGGCGCTGCATCACGAGCACGATCGCGCGGACGGCGGCCGCCCTGGTCTCGGGGGTGCCGGCCTGGTCGGTGGCGTCGGCCCACAGGGACAGCTGCAGGGCGTCCAGGCGGTCGGCTTCCAGGTCGCGCAGCTCCTCGGCGGGCTCGGTGACGGTGCGGTCCATGGCGCGCTTCACGGCGTTGAAGGCGGTGGCCTTGTCGGCGTACTTCAGCTCGCGGGCGATGGTGGCGTAGGACGCGCCGGCCAGGCGGAGGTTGATCGCCTCGGCGGTGCGCTGGGCGGCGGACAGGCGTCGGGGGCTGGTCTTGGACTCGGCCATCAGGCGCGGCCCCCGCCGGTGCCGGGGCGGCGGACCTCGACCGCGGACGTGGCGTCGAACTCGTGCTGGCACGACGGGCAGGTGATCACCCGGGTGCGGTCGCTGCGGAGGGGCGGCTGGGGGCCGGTGGGCAGGCGGGGTGCCTTGGCGGCGGCGTCGCGCACGCCCTTGGCCAGGCCGTCCAGGTCGTGGACGGACCAGCCGGTGCCCCGCAGGTTCGAGCCGAGGGCGGCGACGGACGCGGCCTGGCGGACGGGATCGTAGGTGGCCCGGTCGGAGTGCCGGTTGTCCCCGACGTTGATCTTCCTGGCGGCGACGTCGTCCACGTCGACCCACACCGCGGCGATCTGCTCCCAGCCCAGGCGGATCGCGGCGGCCAGGGTGTTGTTGCCGGCCAGCACCTCGTCGGGCCGGCCGGTGTGGGTGCCGCGGTTGACGGTGATCGGCTTGTACTGGGCCAGCTCGTCCAGGGACTCCGCGATGGAGGGGACGTCGCCTCGGCGGGCGTTGTCGACGTAGGGCTGCAGCAGGGCGACGTCGACCAGCAGGGCGGGGTCGTGGGCGTCGAAGCGCACCAGGTCGCCGGGGGCGGGGTTGTCAGCCCTGGTGGTTGCCGGGGGGCTCTCAGGCGGCATCGGTGGCTCCGGGGGATGTCTGCGGGGCGGGGGCGAGCTGCTGGGCGGTGGCGGGCTGCTGGGCGGTGGTGAGGCGGGCCAGCTCCTCGAGGGCGACGCGCAGGTTCCGGGCCTTGACGCCCACCACCAGCTCGTCGCCGTGGGGGGAGTCGCGGTCGGCGTCCAGGCGGTCGCTGCTGGCCAGGCCGGCGGTCAGGGCGGCGATGGCCTGGGCCGGGGTGGGGGTCGGGTGCTGGGTGCGTCGGCGGGTGCGACCGATGGTGGTCATGGCAGGAGTCTCCGTGGTGGGCGGTCGGTGGGGGTCACGGTCCAGCAGCCGTCGCTGGCGGGCCGAACGGTCTGGCGGACGCCGGTCTGCTCGGAGGCGTCCACGGCCTCGCGCAGGGCAGCAGACCAGGCCCGGTGGTGGCCAGGGGCGTGCAGCGTCCAGTCGGGTTGGGCGGCGCGCATGGCCTGGGCGAAGCCGGTGCTGTCCAGGCGCAGCTGGACGTCCAGGGTGGCGAGCCGGCCGGGCCGGCCCAGGATCCGGTCCAGCAGGGTGCGCCGGCGAGTGATCGTGGCGGGGCTCACGGTGCGGACCTCCAGGTGGGCTCGGGGCGGGCCTGGTCCAGCGGTGGGACCAGGGTCAGGTGGCGGGGCGGGGGCGGCGCGGCGGGTCCCCACAGCAGGGCGGGGCCGTGCTGGTCGTCAGCCACGGGGTCCGACCTCGCGCAGGGACCGGCGG